ATAGCGAACCAACTAAAGAACGGTCACTTGTATTTTAGTATTGACAAGTAACAGCTACTTGCAAGATACTGTAATCAGTTCAGAGAGGTTCCCATGTCCGCGCAGCCGCTGATGTTTCCGTCTCAACCCGCGCCGCCTGTCAGTCTGGTGGATAAGTACCGCCCGCGCCAACTTGCCGACTTTGCCGGCCTGGAAAAGCCGCGCCGCATCATGGCCAAGCTGGCCGCGCGGCCCTATTCGTCCAACTGGATTTTCACCGGCGCAAGCGGGACCGGGAAAACAACCCTGGCGCTGGCATTGGCTGAAAGCATACCGGCGCAAATTCAGCACATTGCCAGCCAAGACTGCACGGTGAGCCGCATTGAAACGGTCTGGGCAAACTGCTTTTACCTGCCTGAACCTGGCAAGCGCTTTCACGTCGTGCTGGTCGATGAAGCCGACACCATGAGCAAAGCAGCACAGGATTCGTTGCTAAGCAAGCTTGACGGAACGACTCCCGCGCCCGATACCATTTGGATCTTTACCTGCAACTCAACCGAGCGCTTTGAGCCGCGGTTTCTCAGCCGCAACCGCGTTTTGGAATTCTCCAGTTACGGCATTGCAAAAGAGGCTACAGCGCTATTGGAGCGCATCTGGCAGACCGAAACGGACGGTAAACCAGAGACGCCGAATTTTGCGCGGATCATCAAGGAAAACAATTCAAACATTAGAGCAGCGCTGATGGATCTAGAGCTTGCTCTACTGATGGCGTGAGAATCTTATGCGGACACACTCCATTCCCGTAACGCGACTTCGCCATATTGCAATTCCAGCACAGGACTTGCAGATCGTTTGGATAACCGTTTTTGACAATCCACCGGAACCAATACGAACCGACCATGTATTTTCGATCTTTCTTGCCGTCGTTGTTGATGTGGTCAAGTGTCAGAAACGGCATACCTGTTTCGCCACAGCAAGCACACTTGCCCCCGTAGTGCATGAGGACCCTAATGCGCCTGACTCGGTTACTCACGTTCACCCGCTCACCCCAGCGTTTCCGGTTCTCTGGAATGCTTATCCATGCCTTATGCCGCTCAGCACATGCGGGGCATTTTGCTTTTCCGTCTCGCGGCCGGCCACAAATACACAGCCCTGCACGATAGTTGGATCGCTCTCGCTGCCTTCGCATTTCACTGCATCGGTCGCATTGGGTTTTGCCTGGCTGGGACGGTCGCGTAAAACAACTGCCGCACATGCCCGCTTTCTTCCGCTCTTGCCGATATCGCTTGTTGTACTCTGGGCTCGACATGCGGCCATTGTACGCGCACCGTAAAACAATATTCGCGCCGCCCTGATGGATCTTGAACTTGAGATGATGACGGCCTGAGTCCGGAGTCTGGACACCAGCCGCCGCTGCTTTGATAGGCAACCAACTGTAACCCGGAGAATTTTTATGCTGAAGACCGAACAAAACACGCCGGCGATAGAAAAGAAGATGCTGGCATCGGCCCGCGCCACGCTGGGCAAGCGCAATCTTTCCGCGTTCTTTGAACACGGGCAATGGTTCGTTGAGCACCGGCCCAGCGGCGCGCAGTGGTCCGCCTGCGATGCCGAGGGGCCCACGGTTATCGGTGGTTTCGTTTTCGAGCAAGTGACAGAGGGGGACGAATAGCCATGCAGCCACACCCTTACATGCGCCGCGCGCGTCCTGGCCAGCCCTGCCTGGCCTGCGGGCAGCTCCCCGGCACCGCCATCCACTCCGCCGCATTGCCTGGCATGGAGACGACCGACACTGACCGCGAGACCGTGCGCCAGCTTGCCCAAGCCGAGGAACTCACCGCAGCCATGCGCACACCCAAGGCCGACATCAGCGCCAAAGCGGGGCGAATCGAGCGCGAATCGCCGCTGTTTTTCGGCACCGGCGGAAACCCGACGCTGTTTTGATAGCGAACCAAAATTGATAGGAGACCAAATCGATGCACACCGCCACGTACAGCCCTGAAGACAACAAGCTCCGGCTCTATCCCGCTTACCGGCTTAGCGCGGAAGACTACGCCACCGTCAAGGCCGCCGGTTTCGGCTGGGCGCCCAAGCAAGAGCTATTTGTCGCGCCTGCCTGGACTCCCGACCGCGAGGACTTGCTCCTGCAGATGTGCGGAGACATCGGCGACGAAGACACCAGCCTGGTCGAGCGCGCCGAAGCTAAGGCCGAGCGCCTTGAGGATCTGAGCGAGCGCCGCACCGAGCAAGCCGCGCAGGCACACAAGGCGGTCGAGCGCATCACCAGCGGAATTCCCCTGGGCCAACCTATCCTGATCGGCCATCACAGTGAGCGCCGCGCCCGCAAGGATGCCGAACGCATCGAGAACGGAATGCGCAAGGCCGTTTCCTGCTGGGAAGCCGCCGAATACTGGAAAGGCCGCGCCGCTGGCGCGCTGGCCCTGGCCAAGTACAAGGAGCGCTCCGACGTGCGCGCCCGCCGCATCAAGGGCCTGGAAGCAGACAAGCGCAAGTGTGAGCGCAACCAAGCCGACGCCGAAAAGACCATCAAGCTGTGGGAAAATGTGCATCTTGACGGCGCTGTCCCCAGCGTAAACCGTGACGGGAGCGCTACCACTTTCCCGGATCGCGCACTGTTTTTGGCCGGGCATACCAACACGGCAAGTATGGGCGTCTACCTGGGCCTGAGCAACGGCAGCATGACGCCAGAGGAGGCGCAGCGCGCCACGCTCAGCAATGCGCGCCACACGCTGGCCGTCAATGCCCGGTGGATCGCGCACCTGGATAACCGCTTGGCCTATGAGCGCGCCATGCTGGGCGAGAGCGGCGGTTTGATAGCGGACCAAACAGACATCGCCGTAGGCGGTCGCGTGCTGGTTGGCCGTGAGTGGCTCACCGTGCTCCGCGTCACCCGCAAAGATGACCGGATCTTGAGCGTCACCACCAATCGCCGTTACGTGCCGGTTGTGAGCGCTGAGAATATCCAGAGCTACGAAGCGCCCAGCCAAGAGCAGGCGCAGGCCGTCGCAGCGGCCAACAAGCCGGGCCCGCTCTGCAACTATCCTGGCGGGCGCTTCGCCACCTGCACGCAGGCCGAATGGGACGCCATCCACAAGGATTTGAAGGGTAGCCGCAAGCTGGAGGCAACCGCAGCCGCTGGAGCGCACCGCGTCCGCACCGCCATTGGTTACCGGCTACATCTTCCCGCGCCCGTGGGCCGGGAGCTGGAACCCGGTTACTGCTCTGCCAACCGCACGCACATTTACTGGCCCGTATTCATCACCGACGCCAAGCGCAAGGATGCGCCGCCTGCTTCGCTCCTGGCCGAGCCCGCGCCAGCCATCGAGCCCGCGCGCCCCGTCCTGCCCGCCGCCAGACCCCAGCCGGAGCCGGAGCGCCCTACATTGCCGTTTAACCACGAGGTGCAATTCACCCGCGCCACCAATGCGGAAATTGAAGCCGCTGTCAGTCCCGCCGCGCTCAGCGCCAAGATCGAGGAACTCAAGGCCACGTTGCGCGCCGGCGTGCAAGTGGTGAGCGCGCCGCAACTCTTCCCCACTCCGCCCGAGCTGGCCGCGCGCATGGTCGAAGAGGCAGAAATCGAGCCCGGGCACCGCATTCTGGAGCCCAGCGCGGGAACGGGAAACCTTGTGCAAGCCCTTATGAACACAGATAAGGGGCTGCCGACCGCTGTAGAGATCGACAACCGGCTTGCTGGCCGATTGCGAGCCGAATTCCCTCTCATGCCCGTTCTTTGTATGGACTTCTTGCAGTACAACCTGGACGGCGCTCTGGGAGGGCCCAAGCCATACGACCGCATCGTAATGAATCCGCCGTTTCAGAACGGTGCAGACATTCGCCACATCCAGCACGCGCAGAAGTTTTTGAAGCCTGGCGGCCGGCTGGTCGCGCTCTGTGCCAACGGTCCGCGCCAGCGCGAGATTCTGAAGCCCCTGGCGGAGAACTCCGGCGGATGGTGGGAAGACTTGCCCGCCGGCACGTTCAGCGAGCAGGGCACCAATGTAAACACGGCGCTGCTGGTCATTGAGGGGTGAGGTAACGGCATGAAAACCAGAATCACAATTCAAGTCTCACAGGATGGCGAATCTGTCGGCGAGTACATTGCGAACGTGGAAGCCGCAACCGAGACTGAAGCCGTCGACAAGTTTCTCCAACATGCACGTATCGATCTGCGATACAGGTTTCTCGGGAGGCACGGCTATATTTTTCCTTCCGCGGCTTGTTGTCTTGTCGAGAATCAGCCATCGGCCTAGCGCTTTGTTTGATAGCGAACCAAATGAAACCCAAACCGCGCCCGCACACAACCGGGCAGAAACCGAGGAGATCATGAAGACCAAAGCACGGGCATTGCCGCCCGATCCTGAGCAAATGAACAGCCGGCGCGCGCAGTGGGCGGCAGAGGCATTCGAGCAGTTCATCCAAGCCCACGGCAAGCCGTCCTTGCCCGGGCTGGGCGAAACGCTGCGCCGTGAGATCCGCGAACAAAATCTCTCCAATCTCCTGGCCAACCTGGCGCACATGTGCGACCGCGACGGCATCGACCTTAGCGGCCGGCTGCGCTTGGCCGCCGTGCATTACTGGGCGGCCACGGTAGGGGCAGGTATTCAGTTCCGTCCTCAGCAAGCCGGCCCATCTTTCAGCCGCGGCGAGTGGGCCACGGTCCTGCATGGTCTGCGCATGGTTCAGGAGCGCGCCGACGGGCCCGGTGACTGCATGTCTGGGAACTGCGACCACTTCACCGAAGCCGAAGAGCTTACAAGCAAAGAGATCGACGCGCTCTGCCAGCGGCTGAACTGCGGCGGGTGAGATCGAGGCTCCAACTCGACGCCGTTTATAACGTGCATCACGTTGCCCTTTGTACTTGACATATCGATGCAACAAGCGCAACGTAAACACAGGTAATTCGGTCCGGTCTCTTTGATAGCGGACCAAATGAATCAACCGGCCCGGCGCTCCGGGCAGATCGAGGCCAATCATGGATTCAGGGCAGCAGTATCGCGGAAGGGTTTTGGTCAACGTCCCGCCCATGACCGAAAACCGGGTCTGGCGGGCGGTCGATCCCCGCGACCGGCATCGCATCGCGTGTGATCGCGTGGGCATGTGCGGCGAAGATGCCACCTGGGCCACGCACGCCGGCAACATTTACGTGTGCGACTATCACCGCTATCTGCTCGACATCCAGCGGATTGTGGAAACCATGGCAGTCCAGACTCTGGACGAAACTGCGGCGTAGAAGTTGGCCTCGCATGGCAGCATCTCACCACGAGCACCGTTACATCGCCTTTGCCAAAGTAATGCGGTGCTGTGTGTGCGGGCGCAGACGGCCAGTGCCCGCGCTCCATCTGCGCTGTGAGTGGTGCAAGCAGCTTTTCACTTGGCAGCCGGTTTCAGCGGCGCGCGTGTTGTCCAATCTGCGCCGCACGTGCAGCGAGCGCTGCAAAGGGGCCTTGCTCCGCTGGGAGGCTGAGCGGAAAATGCAGGCAGATTGGAGGACGCAATGACGAAGCAAACAACCAAGCAGCCAAGCAAACAGCCAGCCCGCCCGCAGGTTCATAAGAAGCCACCCAAGACGGTGCGCGATCCCGAGATGGAGCCGGACTGGACAGGCAAGTGCGAGGTGTGCGGTGAGTCGCCTATCGTTCCGGCTACAGGCATGTGCGGCCCATGCACCTTTGGAGAAGCCGACACGATCGGGGGTAATTGGTAATGCCCAGGATCGAATTTCTAGAGCGCCTCAAAGCGTGGCGTGGCGGCTACTTCTGGCTACCATGTCCCAATTGCGGGCGCATGTTTGGTGGTCATGAGTCTCTGCGCGGCGAAATTCTTTGGAGCGCGGGTGACTGGTCTCGTGGGCTAATCACCTGCCCTCATCCAGCTTGCCGGGTCCAAGTGCGGAAGATGAACGAGCGCCGGCCCGCGGCAGAGCAACTCTAACCTTCAGGAATCCGAGTGTTTCCTGCTAATCGAGGAATCTATTGAGCTACGAAACCGTCACGCAAGTTGTGTACAAGTGCGTCTGTGAGCTGGAGGATTGTCCCGGCAAGGGCGAGCCTTGGGTCTCGCGACCCGGCAAGGGTATTCCAGATCGCTGCCGCTGGTGCGGTCGTCATACCTGGAACGGCCACGACAAGCGCACCGACCGCAAGGGCAAGAAGATGCTCTACGTTGACCGGGACGCTACCGGCGAGTTTGAGTTTGAAGAGGTCGCGCCCGTGGCGGTGCCAACGCGCGCCGCCAAGATCGGCGCCGCCAGCAAAAAACCAAACGGCCATGGCGCGCTCGGTGCGTCTCCGGCGCCCGCCGCCCGGCCATCCAAGAAAACCGGCAAGGTGGCGATTGCGTTACCCAAGCCCAAGCGCACCAGGAGCCTCGATGCCGATTGATCCCGCGGTACGCCGCGCCGTCTTGCTTGAGGCCGCTCTAGCCATGTGTCCGCATTGCCGGGGCAGCAAGGGGCACAACCCGGTGCCTGTCAAAGTTGAAGATTGCTGGTGGCACCATCTCACGCGCGGCAACGGATGGAACAAATGCGGAGCCGGGCCAATCCGCGAGTTGGTCAGCCGGCTGGAGAAGCTAGCATGAACATGCAGCCGATTATTCAGCAACTCAGCGACGAGGACTTCAACAAGATGCTTGTCGGCTGCAACAACCGCGAGCGGTTCTATCTCAGGCTCAGCCGCGCCGATCACGGCTTTGAGTATCACATCGACCTGCCCGGCCCCGATGGCGTCGTGGAGCCTGAGAACATAGCTACTTGGCTGGCGAATGAAGAGAGGTTTTCATAATGGCCGAGCAACGCTGGTTCAACCGTTACCGCATGGACTAGGACGAATAAATCAACAACCCGCCGTCAACAGAGGAAAAATGAAGGCATTCGCATATTTAAGGGTTTCGGGCCTCGGTCAAGTAGACGGCGACGGCTTCGACCGCCAGTTAGCAGCGTGCACCAAGTATGCCGCGGCAAACGGCATTGAGATCATTGAAGTCTTCCGCGAAGAGGGCGTCTCGGGCACCAAGGAACTCGACGATCGCCCCGCCCTGGCCGAGCTGCTGGCCGCGCTTGAAGAGAACGGCATCAAGACGGTCATTATCGAGAAACTCGACCGCTTGGCGCGCGACCTCATGGTGCAAGAGACCATCGTTGCAGACATTCAGAAGCACGGTTACACGCTCGTTTCAACCTGCGAGCCCGATCTTTGCTCGCAAGATCCCAGCCGTGTACTCATGCGGCAGATTTTCGGCGCCATAGCTCAGTACGATAGGGCAATCACCGTGCTCAAGCTGCGCGGCGCGCGGCAGCGGAAGAAGGCGCGGACGGGCAAGGGCGAGGGTCGTCATGCGTATGGAGAGAAGCCCGGTGAAGCCGAAGTCTTACGGCAAATCCGGGCCTACAGGGCCGATGGATTAAAGCCGCGTGAGATCGCGGCCATCCTCGGTCAACAGGCGGTTCCCACGCGCATGGGGCGGCCTTGGAACGCCGGCACGGTGGCAAAGATTCTGGCACGGAATCGGCAAGTTTGAGTTGGGTGCACCATTCTTGCGCTTTACCTGCGCTTTCGGTGTTTTTCGGCGCGTCCTGCGCGGGTTTCCGCGCCTACAGGTTATTTTGAGGGGTTTCATGAGCGTTCGGGCAGAATTCGGATTTGAGCGTACTATCTGCGGGTGCCAAGCCTGCACCACCAACTGCCGGTTCATGCCGGGTTTTCTGATCCCGAGCGACCTTGAGCGGATGATCCCGGCGGGCGAGGACGCGTACTTGTGGGCCGACAAGCATTTGCTGGCATCGCCCGGCGCTCTGGCTATCAGAGACGGCCAGACGTTCCGCATTCACACGCTGGTTCCGGCGGTCAAAAAAGATGGCTCGTGCATTCACCTTACCGGGCAACTGCGTTGCGGCATTCACGCCGTGGCGCCGTTCGGGTGTGCGTACTTCGATTGCGGCCCCGAGCGCGGCAATCTGTCGTCTCAGGGTTTGGTAGAGGTCATGAAGGCGTGGCGGGCCGGTGACCTGTATGCCAAGTTATGGAATCGCCTTTGGTCGCGCTGGAAGCGGCAGCACAAGCCCGACATCCTACGGGAGCGGATGCGGCGCTCTGCTTCGCAGGCAGCGGTCGAACTGCCGTAGCACAATCGAGCGGGCGATTGGTCCGCAGCGGTCGATAAAGAAGACGCCTTCCAGGTGGTCGATCTCATGCTGCACCAGCCGCGCCGCCTGTCTGTGGTAATCGCGCAGCAGGCGCGCGCCGGGGTCTTCCGCCGTGCCTGTTCTCACCTGCACAATCTCGCTGCGCCACACGCGCGCCATGGCTTGGTTGTGCGGCGGCAGGCTCAGGCAGCCCTCGGGCGCCAGCAGGTCGCGGCCGGCCAGGTTCACGATCTCGGGGTTAATCAGGGTCTCCGCCATTCCGCTCTCGGTCATCACCACGGCCAGGCGCAGGTTCACGCCCAGTTGCGGGGCAGACAGGCCGCCCGCGCGCATCGTGTGGCAAATCCGTGTCATCTCCCGCACCAGCGGCTCAATATCGTCGCTTCGCTCAACCAGCCGGCAAGCGGGCAGCGCCCATTCCCGCCGGTAAAGCCGCAGGTGCGGCGCTCTTTGTTTCAAGGCTGGCATCATACCCCGCACACTCCCAAGCACTCGCGCCAGAACGGAATGCTCGCTTGGCGGTCGTCCTTTATCTTTGGTTGAAAGTCGATCTGCACCAGCGGCTGGCAGCTGCGATGCACAAACATCTCCGCATCCATATTGCGGTTTACCACGTTGCCCTTGATGCGCAGCGCCTCGTCCACTTCCACGGCGTGCGCCCAGTCGTCCGGCACGCTCTTTACGCGCAGCCACTCCTCGTCGTCGTGGAAGGGGCAAAAGACGCAGGCTGAGCGCGGCACCTCGTGGGGCACGTTGCCAAACTCCGTGAGCCATATCTTGCAGGCTTCGCGGGTCATAAAGCGCTCGATCAGCGGGGCGCGCATCGTGCCTAGTTTGCGGTTCCGCTTCATGCGTTCAAAGCGGCCGGCTTCGTCCAAGGAGATCCCGACATACTGCACGATAGTGATCGTCTTGGGGATGCGCCTTCCCGGCGCCAGTCCGCACACCTCGCGGCGAATCGTCCGCTCAATCACTTCCACCTTGTATTCTTTTGAGCACTGGCGGCGGGTGCGGCCTTCTTCTTCCGCGCCGGGCAGTTTGGTATACGCCGGGATCGATGCGAACCGGCCGCCGGTTGAGTTGACGCCTCGCTTCAGGTCGTCGCTCAGCCGCCCTTTGCTGCGCACCAAGATCGCCGGCCCGTTCAGGCTTTGCAACCACGCAAGGTGGTCGTAAACAGCGCGGGGCTCATCGCCGGTGTCGGCAAAGATGGCGTAGTCCACCGGGAAAGCGCCCTGCATGGCCATCAGGTAGAGCGTGGTCGACTGCACGCCCGCGCCCAGGTTCAGGATGTGCCATGTCCGCTCAACAGCCGAGTCCACGGTCTGGACTGCCGTGTTGCTCATAACGCCCCCCCGAAAAATACAACCCTCGGCAGGCATGATAAACCCACTGTTCGCGGCGGGTGCGTTACGGCTTGTTTTGGTGTGTTTCGGCGTGTTTTCGTTAGCGGAAATTGTCCCAGTCTTCGCCGGGCTCACGCTGTGCTTGCGCGGCAGGGGCGGCGGTGGCGGGTGCGCCGGCAAACACGATTTCGTTCACGCGGATCTCGGTGGCGTATCTTTTTTCGCCGCTGCGCTTGTCGTCCCATGAGCGGGTTTCGATGCGGCCCTCGACGTAGAGTTTGGCGCCCTTTTTCACGTAGGTTTCAATCAGCTCGGCGGCGCGGCCGTAGGCTACCACGGTGTGCCATTCGGTGCGGTCTTTCTGGTTGCCGGTCGCGTCTTTGTAGCTTTCGCTGGTAGCCAGGCTCAGCGTGGCAACTTTGGTGCCATTGGGCAGGGCGCGAATCTCCGGGTCCTTGCCCACATTGCCCAGTAGGATCGCCTTGTTGACGCTCTTTGACATCTCGTTCGCGCTCCGCGCGCCGTGCGCGCCCCGTTTGGCCCTGGTCCGCAGTGTTTGGGGCATCATAGCGCGTTACGGCAAAGCGCGCCAACGATCTTTTTGGCCTACGCGGTTGCATCCTGGGGATGCACTCGAACTGCGTTGCGGGAGATCACTCACCGCATTCTTGAAAACAGCGAATACGTTGCACCCGTGGGGTGCACTGAAACTGCGTTGCGCCACGGCAATACAGAGACGTTGACCTACGAGTTTAAGGTTGCACCGAGAAAGTGCACTTGAACTGCGTTGCGCCGATCAACAAAACCGAGGAGATAGGACCGATGAGTGTTGCACCCATGGGGTGCACTGAAACTGCATTGCGCCGCGCACTCTCCACGCGGCGATCAAACAGGGCCGATTGTTGCACCCAAGGGGTGCACTTGAACTGCGTTGCGCCCATTCAGCGCGATGCTGATCGGGACGTTCGACGTAGTTGCATCCGTGGGATGCACTCAAACCACGTGACGACCCGACCAAAGAAGTCAAGCGCGGTTCCCATCAGTATGTTGCACCCAAGGGGTGCACTCGAATCACGCCGCGCCCAGTTGGCGTCCCCCAAGCATACCGCCTGGACAGTTGCATCCGTGGGATGCACTCGCGTCACATCAAAACATCTCCCTCTGCCGGTTCGCCTTCTGCTTTCTCCACCCCGCGCACGTAAATCAGGTCCTTCTCGATCAGCCACTTGAGTGTATTGTTGCCGTCGCCCTGGTCGTCTGGCGGAAAGAAGTTGACCACCATATCCTTAGGTGCCGGTGCACCCTTGGTCAGCATGGCAAAAGCCCCGCGCAGCACAAACTCAAGCCCTCCCCGCAGATAGTCCACGCGCTCCTCACGGCTTTTCTTTTGCCGCTCGGCGTTCAGGTTCAGGTGCGACCACGAATCGTGGTCAACGTAGCGGAAGCGTTGCCGCGCGTGGATCTCGCCAGTAACACGATCTTCCACAATAAACGCGCGCCAAAAAGCCTCTCCGGCCTGGTCGCTGAGCAGCGCGGCCAGCTCGTCGTCCAAGACCATCAGACACAGCAGTTTTTGCGTGTCCAGGTTAAAGCCCACGCAGTCCAAGTCTGGGTCGGCCAGCGGGGCGGTTATTTTGTCGGTCATGCTTCATCCTTTTCTTGGGCGTTTGTAAAGCGCACGGTCAAACTGAAGTTGACGTGGAAGCCGCCCGAGCGCGGCGCCCATTCGGCAAACCGCTCGATCCTGGCGGTAAAGTCGTCGCGTACCTTCGTCGGCCAGGGACCCGCCTGGCCACCCGCCATTGCCTTGGTCAGCAGGTGCAGAACGTCGGCACGGTCGAATCTCGGTTTTGAGCGCAGATCCTGCGCACGGTTTTCTTCTGGCAGCTTGCGCTGCACCGCCGCAAAGTTTCGCGCCATGCGCGCCATGATGCGCGCTTCTTCGTCGCTCACGTCAAAACCGCCGCCCAAGATCGCAGGGTAAGGGTCTTTTGAGCCGTCGGGGTGCGCTCCGTTCATCCGTTCATCGGCTTCCCACACACAAAACCATTGCGCTGGCCCATGAACACAGGTAAACAGGTACCCGCAGGCTTCGAGCAATACAACAAAGCTGAAGGCGCCAAAGCGAAAGGCACCGGCTTCGCGGTTCACGGGTGTCAGGTCATAGGGCATGGCGGGCTCTTTCTCCTATCGCAGCGATCGGCGGTCAAGGTTTTGCGGCGCTGTTCGGCTTGTCTTCAGCGCGCAGTTGGCCCGCAGCCGCCAAATCCCGTTTCAGGGCGTGCAGGTCGGGCGTCATTCCATGTTCAATGGTCACCATCAGCGCCACTGCGGACAATGCAACGTCAGTAAGCTTGGCGTTCCGCTCCCGCAGGTTCAGGATGTCGGCATCGCCGATCAGTCTCTTCTGCATCAGGATCAGTTGTTTCGACACCTCAATCAACTTACGCGCAGCGTGGTTTCGCACTGCGGTCGAGGCGATAAGAAAGCTCGCAATCGCTGAGCACAACAAAGCCCCAAACCACATGCTGTGGCGGGATTGATGACCGATCATCATCCCGTAAGCGACCAGCAACAGGCTGGCGAAGATGTCAGCAAGAGTTAGCAGGGTCTCTTTCCATTCCGCCGTCATTCGTTCGCGTCTTTCTCTGGTTGGCTATGTTCCTTTTGGGGGTGGTCGCGTGGGTGGTCATAGATCACCCACTGCGACATTGTCACGCGCCGCCTCGCAGCCAGCTCGTCTGCCATTGTTCTACCGGTCTCTCAAGGCCACCAGCTGCCGGGCCACCAGTTTTACAAATTCCCTTTCAGGCACTGCTTGGGCGCGCGCAATGGTCTCGGCCAGGTGTTCCAACTTGGCCACGGCGTAGCCCACCAGCACTGGAGTAATAGTGGCCGCGGCTTGCGCCGCCGCTATCGACGGCAGAGCTTCGACGGCCCCCTGCGGCTCCTGGGGCTCGCGGGCCCGGTCCTGGTCATGGTTCGGGTCCTCGGCCAGCTTTTCGTTCTGCTCGTGCTTCCGCTTGTAAACCGACGCGGCAGATTGTCCCGGCACCCCATGCTGGAACTTCCGATGCACGCCCAAATTGCGCAGGTTTTCAAAGTCGCCGCGGTGGCACTCCGGGCACTTCAGCTTCGCTTTTTTATTTGCGGCCTTCATTTCCGTTTCCCCCTCCTCGTGGGGTTCTAGCTCCTGCCGTCCCTCAACTGCCCGGCAGGCATTCTTGAGCAAGATAACCGAGCCCAAGGCGCAAGTCTAGTTTAATCTGCGCGCATTGAGCCAGTTAGGTAATCTCAAACACCAGCGGCGGAAGCATTCTGTCTGCCGGGGGGCCGGTCAAAGGCCAGCCCATGGGTGTCAGATATCGCAGCGATCTTCATTTTTGTTTGTCTCAAGTTCGGCCAGTTGCTCCACTAAACGCCCGACAATGCGCCGGATAATCGCCTGTTGTCTCGATAATTGCATCCTTTCCGCGCTTACCAAGCCCAAGAGCATAAAGTCAAGTTCTTCCATGAGTTCATGTTTTTTGGTCACGAGTTGCCTCGGTCACAGGGGCGGTACCTGATTGGGTCAAGCAAAAACACGTGCACCTTCAAGCCTTTCTTCCTGGCACACTCGATCATGTGTTTCGTGCCGTGGCTTTCGCCGTCCCACACGGCAATCAAGGCATCGGCATAGTCGGCCATCTGCGCGTTTCGCACAAAGGCGGCTTTAGGCCAGCCGTGTTTCTTCCTGTCGGGCGCAAACAGCTTTTTCGGTATTCCGTTCAGGTCGGCCCATATCTCGCCCAACGTGTCCACGCCCGCGGCCCGGCCTGAAACCACCTCGGTAATTTCAAAGTCTGCCTGGCGAATGGCCGCCTCCAGCGCCCACATATCGCCAATATTGCGGCTGCCGGCAATGATGACCCTCATTGCGGTTCTCCCTGGTTGTCCGCTCGTAGCATGGTGGCCTCAATCGCCTTCATGGCTTCGTTGCCCTCCAGCAGCGCCCGCCAGGGCTGTCCGGTGCGCGATGGAGAAAAGTTTTCGTCCGCCACTGTCAGCCGGGCAAACAATTGATCGATGGCGTCGTGCTGTTCGCTCAAGGCGTGCCGGGCAATTTGCAGGGCTTGTTCCAGCCGCGCGGCGGCTGGGTCCGTTCCTTCTTGCGCCAGCCTGAACCGGCTCACCAGCCGCTTGCAAACCGAGCATTCCAGGGTCAGCACATCGCCGGTCAAGCAGACCCAGGGCGGCTCCACGCCGTGGCACCGCGCATGCAAATAAATCGTTCCACCGTCGCCGCATAGGTCGCATTTAAGCTCGTTAGTCATTCAAGCCTCCAAATCTCTTCCACCGGTGTCCGCATAAAGCGCGCAATCCTCAGCGCGTTCTCCAGCGCTGGCGCGGCTCCGGTCTCGATGCGCATCAGTGTTGCCTTGGGAACTTCGGTCATCGCCGCCGCTTGTTCGATGGTGACTCCGGCTTCCCGCCGCAGACCGCGAATATCCATCACCAGTGTCACCTTCTCGCTCATCGCTTTTTCTTTCTTTGCCCGGCAAGGGTCGCCACTACATTCTGCGCCTTCACCAAGAGCTGAAAGCCCTGCAGGTCTTCAAGCGCCAGCTCCGCCAGTTCCTCATCGGTCACTTCGCGCAGGCATCGGGCGGGGCCAAAACGCAGGGCGGCGGCGCACTCAATGCAGATGCTAAAGTCCCCCGGCTCGGGCGCGGTCTTGGTGCCAGGGGTCGCTGGGGTCGCCGCGTTCATCTGGTAGCCGCACTTCGGGCAAACAGCCGGTGGCGTTCTGAAATTCGTAAAAGCCATTTCGTCTTCAAAGTCCAAAACCCGCTCCTCGGCTTCGTTTTTTGGGGGGCCAATGCGATGCACAACACGATACCCCATTTTGCATTGGTAAAGCGCAAAATAATATGCTTTGGCTCATCCGCGGCTCAGCGGGTTGGTTTGCGGGGCGGCGGCAACGGGGGTCCGGGTGAGGCAGGGGGTGGGGGGTTCAGGCGCGGGTCCAATCGCGGATCTAGGCGCGGGTCTAATCGCGGATCTAGGCGCGGCCAGGTGCGGCGGTCTTCTCCCCCAGAGTCCCAGCGTCTTGAGCGGCATCGCCGGTTTTTGCACCGTTCGCGCTTCGGCTGGTTCTCGTCGTGCACCCATTCCTCGTGGCACACATCGCAGTGAGCAATTTTGCCGTCCCGAATCATAGATGCAATGTAAACCAAAGGGGCATATTTACCAACATTGGTGGCGCGTTGCGCCCGGTAGTGAGGTACAATGTTCCATTATCGGGGGGTGTTTCATGCGGGCAGCCATCTATCTACGCGCCGGTAACGCGGGTGAGGCGTTTGCCGACGAGGCTCAGTCAAGCAAGCTCAGCGAGTTCGTTCATCGGCAAGGGTGGACGCTTGTAAAGGTTTATTGCGAAGCCGCAACCGGGTTTGCCGTTCAGCAGCAGCAGCGGGCCGCGATGCTGGCCGACGCCACGTGCGGCCGTTTTGACGTGGTGGTCTTTTGGTCGCTCGATCAGTTCTCGCGTCTGGGCGCGCTGGCCACGCTGCGCCTTCTGGTTCAACTCTCCGACTTGGGGGTGAGCTTCCGGTCGTTTACCGAGTCGACTATCGATACCTGCGGTGCCTCTGGCGGTCTGGTGCTTTCGATTTTGGCGTCACTTTGGCGGCAAGAGAGCATTCTGCAGTCCGAGCGCACCAAGGCCGGGCTGCGGCGGCAAAAGCAGACTAAAAAACCGGGTCCCACGGGGCAAACCGGTCCGGGCCGTCCGTCCGCAAAGATCGACATTGACAAAGCCAGGGCCATGCGCGCCGCGCGCATGCCTTACAGTGCCATCGCGCAGGCTTTGGGCGCCGCGCCGTCGACCATTTATCGGCTTCTCGCCAGGCCGTAGGGGACAGTTCACAGTTCACAGTTCGCAGTTCACAGTTGTCAGCAAGCAGCGGCGGCGGATAGACTTACGGCGAGCGGGTTCGAGTGCACCCACCGGGTGCAACTTTCGAGATGCCATGGCGTCTTGTCAATGGCGGTGTCCCTCGCGGTAATGTTTTAATGCACCCATCGGGTGCAACTTTGGATTTCTCTCGACATGTTGGCGGGATAAGGTTCCAGTGCATCCTCTGGATGCAACTTTTGATACCTCCGGAATAAAACGCCTCATTGACCCCCGCAACGCAGTTCCAGTGCATCCACCGGATGCAACGCCTTGTTGACTTGAGCAAAACCGCCTTGTTATGATCCACGCAAGTTGAAAGGGGTTTTGCCGTGCGCTGTCCGCTCCATCAAACCGAGTTGGTTTGTCTCTCCTGCCTGGGGTCCAAGGGCGGCAGGGCAGGGGGTTCGGCGCGCACTTCGGCCAAGCTGGCCGCCGCCCGCCGCAACATTGCCAAGGCCATTGAGGCTCGCGCCAAAGGCACCGCGGCCAAAAAGCCGCAACCCGTCAGCGCGTCAGAGCGGAAGCGGGCTGACCTTTGGACGATCGAAGATTGCCGTGACTACTTTCAGTCTCATCCTGGCCGGGATGTGCGGGCCTCCGACCTCATCGATGCGGCGCCGCCCAAAAAGCGGTTGAGCGCCCGCCGTTACGCCGCCCAGCGGCTCTTCGATCTTTGCCGTGAGGGCGGCATTGTGCGCGTCGGCCGCGGCGTCTATCGCGCCAAAATTGCATAAAATGCCGTGATCGAGCTAGACAAAGCGCGTTTTTTAACTTATTGTGTCGGCACAAATCTTTTTTGAGTCGCGGTCCAACTCAAAACGCTGTGGGAAAAAACCGAGGAGAAAAATGCGCAACACGATCATGCAAGAGAAGTTGTCCAGCGTATTATCGGCAGGCAGCGGTTCCGAGGCAAGCAGCAAAGCCAAAGCGGCATCAAACGGTTCAAGGGTGCTCAAAAAGGCTGAAAAGCCCGTGTCAGCCGCCGCGGCCGCTCCAGTTTTAGGGCCGCGTTATGTGCCTCCGGCCAAACGGTCAAACCCTTTCAGGGTACACGCATTTTCAACTAGTGAGCCGCCCATGCCAGAGACTGAGAGCATAGCGGCTGAGTCAGAAATTCCAGCGATCTTAGTTGATTCGCCGGCGCCGGAACTAGTCCTCGCTAAAGTTCAGCAGAGCAAAGAGGGCAATCAATTCATCACCGCGCCGGTTCAACCGGCAAGTGAGCAAGACGCGCTGGTCTCCTTCCCTGAAATTCCGCTTCAAGCCGTTCAACCCGCAGATCCCGCCGCGGTAGAAGCAAGCGCGGCAGAGGCTCCAGCCCTTGAAGCTCCAGGTGAGGCAATAAGCGAGACACTTGTGCCGTTTGTGCCGCCCGACCTAAGCTGGCTTGAAAAGCAAACCCCGTTTAGTGACAGCCTCAAGGCGATGGTCGATCATCTGCGCGATGCCAAAAGCCACATTGCGTTTTCCATGGAGCAGGAACGAACCCAGCAAAAGAAGCTTGAAGAAGAGCTTTTTGCCGTTCAATACCGCATCGAGCAACAAAGAGAAAGCCTGCGCCAGATTGACGACACCATCTCGGCCTGCGCTCTGGTTGCGGAGCAAAGCGCAGGCATCGAGCCAACGCTTCTTGCCGCCCGGCGCAACCACGCCAAGCCTGAAAAGCCCACAAAAGGGGCTACGGGCCGATGGAGTGTTTCAGATGCCTCCATGTGCCGGCAAGCCGATATTGTCAAGTTCTTCACTGAAAATTTAGGAACAAACTGGACCTCGGCCGAGATTCGCGAGCAACTCCCTGCCGGCAAGCGCGCTCACGCCAAGCACTATCTTCCGGTCCTGCTTGCAACCATGTGCAGAGACGGCAAGATTCAGCGCATCAGTTTCGGCATCTATCGGTTGGCTGGGTTGTGACGCGCAAGAAAGTTGGTCAACGGAAAGATGATGAACCTGCCGCATATTGGTGCGGTTTTTACATCCTCAACGAGCGCGGCGATCCCATGCCAGAGCGGGACGTGGTGGTTTGGTCTCAATGGATGGCTACGCATTCGCGCCACGTAGCGCTCACCGAGTTCCGGTGGGGCAGGGTCTCCACGGTTTTCCTCGGCCTCGATCACTCTTTCTGTTCTCACCCCATGGCCTCGCCGCTGACTTACGAGCCCGTCTTGTGGGAGACGATGGTCTTTGGCGGCCCGCTCGATCAGCGGCAGTCGCGTTATACTTCCCGCCAGGCGGCGCTTGAAGGGCATCGGTTGGTGGTTGAGCAATGCAAGGCTGCGCAAAGCAAGCCAAACGGCTAAGCATGTTTCAGTGCACCTGATGGGTGCAACGAGTCGGACAAAACAGCCCCTTTGGTCTGCGTTAGTCGCAATGAAGTTTCAGTGCACCTGATGGGTGCAACGTGCTCTGGAATGTCGCAAAGCGCAGTCGTCTCTGCCGCAATGAGGTTCAAGTGCACCTGCCGAGTGCAACCCCGAGGCGCTGAACAGGCCCGACGATCTCGTCTTACCGCAATGAAGTTCAAGTGCACCCATTGGGTGCAACTGTTTTCGGATGGTCTGATACCGCGAAAGTATAGCCGCAATAAAGTTTGAGTGCATCCCCCGGATGCAACTCCACGACTATCCAGCGGCAGTCCGGCTGCCAGCGCCTGATCTCTATCGTCGTTGAGCTTTGCCTGTTATTTATTTTATCTGCTTGACAAGCCAAAGCGCTTTCGCTATTTTAGGGTAGCGTTTGAACGCTTGGAGAGAGCAGAGAGACGATGAGATTGCTGAGCCTGAAAGTTACCCCCGAGGCCGCGCCACAGATAGAAGCCAAACGCAAGCGTGGGCGCCCAACTCTTACTGACGAAGAGCGCGCGGCGCGGGCTGAAGCCGAGCAAGCCAGAAAGTTCGCCGTTCAAGCGCAGCGGGCTGAGGCAGCCCGGCTGGCGGCGTTTAAAAGCGCTGGCGGCAACCCGGTTGACCAGGCGGTTGCGGCGTTTGGCGCGGGTCATCGTTTGTCCGCGCTGGTCGGGCTGGTGCTGGGGGGCTTTGTGCCCTTGGCCAGTTATACGCTGATTCATCTTGAGGTGGCCCGGCGTCCGCAGTTGTGGGCCTTGGTGGCGGGTGGCCTGGTGTACTCGGCGTTTTCTGTTTTCGGGTGGGCGCGGCAGGCGTTCAATCACCGGCTCAAGGCTCTGGGCTTTGTGGTGTTGCTTGAGGGCACTCTTACTTTTTGCAGCGTGGTGTGGCTGAGCTTGGCGGGCTTGGCCATTCTCATGGTGCTCAACGGCGTCACCGCGGCCGTCACGCTGCAAACGCCCGCCGAGGAACCCGAGTAAATTCTTCGTGCAGGCGATGTGGTGGCCCCGGTTGCGCCCGGCGGGCGCACTCAAACCGCGTCTCCAGCAGTGTATTTCACCACTCTCAAATCTCGCAGCGGGCAGTCCACAGCCGTGTTTTTAACTGACAACCGTGAACTGTCCACTGCGAACTGTGAACTGCGAACTGAGAACTGTCTTTCTTAAAACAGCGGCACCTTAACTTTGGCTGTCGCAGACAAGCCAGCGTCGTCGATGGCCTTGTTCCAGGCTTTGGCAAATTGGCGGCGTGTCTTCAGCTCCAGGTTCAGTTTGCCGTGCAGGCGCGGCCTGGCCACTGCGTTCGGCTTCAGTGTCCCGGCGCCGCTCGCCGTCAAAATCGCGTCAATGGCGGCAATGGCAATCGAAATCAGCGCGGTCAGCTTGCTTGAGATCGGCACGGCGTCCAGCACTTGTTGCAGGTCGTTCAGCGCCTCGATCACCATCTGCGGAATCGTCCCCGATTTCCAGTTGGCCAATGCGGCGTTAACAGCGGTCATGGCATCTTGAATCTTGTTGGCCAGGGCCGCGTCTCCAATCAGGTTCAGCACGCCGGTCACGGCAATATCGACGGCATTGATGTAGCCCTGAATGGTGCTCACGCCGCACCCGGCTAGTGAAAACACCAGGGCGGCGGCAGTCGCTTGTTTTCCAAAATCACGTCGGTTCATTCTTTCTCCTCCAATACACTCACTCTTGTTCCGGTTGAGCCAGGAAATCGTCAAGCAGCTTATGCGCGCACTCCTGGCCGCACAAATGGCCGAACGGTTCACAGTCCAAAACTCCTTTCTGCACGGCCCACTTCCACGTATGGAATTCAATGCCCGTAGCGGTGCGCGTAAATACAAACCAGTGGTTGGCTTGCTTGCGCTCAGCGCCGCAGACCTCGCAGTCATAAGACTTTCTGATCATCTCCATCGCCTTCGCAACTCTGGTTCGCTACCCGCTGTTTTTTCACGGCACGTCATGGTAATCGATTCTGCGCGAACCTTTCGCGCTGTTGCACTCCGGGTGGGCTACACCGTTATAGTGTTCCATCTTTCCTGTCTTCGGGTTCGGTTTTTCAATGCGGTCATCCCGGTGTCCCGCGTCCATACCCCGGCCGTCCTGGTGCTCGAAAACACAATCGGCCCACGCCAGTTTTCCGGGGCAGCCAATCACCCAGCGTTCCAGGCAGCAGCGCCGGCCCTGCCGCTCCCACATTACGCGTTTGCGCCGCTGGTATTCGTCGTGCCCGGCCTTGGTCAGCAGGTTCACAATCTCTCTGCCGTCGCGCAGCACTTTTACCGTGGGCGCAGCCGACTTCCGGCTCATTCGCTTGCCGTCTGCAGGCCTTGGTCCGGCATCGCGGTTTCCAAAAACACCGGGTGAAAAAGGTTGCCAAAGGTCAACTGAGTCAGCAGCACATCGGCTCCGGCAGCCACCGCGCCGCGCTCTTCGTCGGTAAAGCGCCAGCGTGAAACCATGGGCCACTTGTGGCCCGGCAGGCGCACCACCGGCAGCGGTTCATACTCGTGTTGGTCTTTGGCCAGCATCACTTCCGGCCTCGGGTCTCCCGCCAGCACCGGGCTCACTGGATACATGGCTTTTCCTCCGGGCAGTTCTCAGTTGTTAACGAACAGTTGTCAGTTGTTAACGAACAGTTCTCAGTTGTTAGTTCACAGTTCTCAGTAAAAAGGCACGGTTGCGCATTGCCGATGCCCGCATCTTCGGCCTCCGCCAAATACATCTCGGTAAAGGCTCGCCCGTAGACATCAAGGGCGTCCTGGTTTTCCACTCCCATCACCCGCATCAGTGTGATGAGCGCGCTGGTCAGCATCAGGCCGGTCTCCGCCGCAGAGTGCGTTTCGAGCAGTCGCCTCAGCAGCGCCACCGCCTCATCGGCCTGTTCCTCGGGTGTTTTCCGCATTCTTCTCCTCTTTCCACCTGAATTCGATATAGCTTGATTCCTCCGTTGCCTGCACAAACATGTTGTCGATCATGGGGTGTTCAAGCAGCCAGGGCAGCAAGGGTTCATCCTTGCGGTCACAGCGCAGCCGTCGGCCGTTCTTGAGCCCATCGATAATTTCCTCCTTGGTCATCGCTCACCCGCTTTCCTGTCGTCTTCACTGTCGCGACGTTACTTGCGAAGGGCTTGTGCGATGAAGTCATTAGCGCGCTTTTGCCAATACTCATCGTTTCTATTCGGACCATGCTCGTATCGATCACCGAAAGACTTTACTGCATCAAACACAGCCTGTTCGGCTGCCTTCAATCGCTTCAGAGCGCATGGGAGATGCGATTCCCAACACCCCTCGAAATGACCTGACGTTCCGCTTGCCATAAAATCCTTTCTACTTTCGTGCCAGTGACGACGTTAACCAAAAGGATTAAGTACGTGATTCCCTTAACTTGCCTTCTTCATTGCCATCTGCGGCGGTACCTGCGGTGCGGCCAACCGCGCGTCCGGCGCGGGAACCTGTTTTTGTTGTTGTGGGGTTCTGAACTGTCCAGACTCTGGACAGGTTGCCCAGTGCGCAATGGCGGGGCTGGTTGACTCGCACATCCTGTTCATTGGGATATGCCGTCCTTGCGGTGTACGCCACCACTCTATCTGGTCGTGGCACCCGGCGCACTCACCGTGGCCGGCAAACTGGTAGCCCTGTGCCCACATCTCTTCGGCGTTCTTCGGGAATGGCATTTTTGTTCCTCCGTAACAGTTCACAGTTCACAGTTCACAGTTCACAGTTCACAGTCGTCAGTTTTCAGTTCTGCCGCCTCTCTTGCTTCGGCCACCAGCCGCGCGCATTCTTCGTCGAGCTGTCGCCGCTTGATTTCGAGCAAGGGCATCAACAACTCTTCCAAGCGCGCGGCAAATGTGTCGGCACGGGGTGGTTTTTCGTCGCGTTTAGGCTTCGCTGGCGTATCTGGTTGCATGTCCGGGCGGCCCAAGGCGTAATGGATAATGCGGTTCTTGAGGCCGTCCAGAGCGGCTTCGTTCCAACCCTTCAGGTGCGCCAACGTGTCTTCGTCGGGCATGGTGCTTCCCCACGAGCCCACAGTCGCCAGCAGTTCGCCTGGCGCATTCAGCAGGATCAGAGCGCGGTAAAGTTCCAAAACGATTTCGCGGTTCACTTATCCTCCTTTTTTTGAAGCAACTTCTAGCTGCTAGCTCTCAGCCGCAAACTGCCAACCAAGAACCAGCAGCCAGATACTGCTTTGTTGCGGTGGCCTGCCGCGCCTATCCTGGGCGGGCCTAGCCTTGTCCCGCCTTGCCATACCTTGCGTTGCCCCGCCAAACCTCGCCTCGCCTGCCATGCCGGGCCGAGCCATGCCCGACCGAGCCTTGCCTTGCCCAGCCCCGCCTGCCATGCCTTGGCTCGCCTTGCTGCGCCGTACTAGGCCCTGCCGTGCCATGCCTTAACTGCCATACCGCGCCTGCCAACCCTTCCAGAAGCAGGTTGGCCACATCTGGCACGGGCCTGCTTCGCCGTGCCGCACCTACGCTGGTTATGCTGGCTAGGCCAGCGTTTAAGAAAAAGGGGAGCCCTACCCTTCTGCAGCAAGCTCCCCGTATCAAAACAGCTTTCAACTCCGACCCTCGACCAGACATCACCGGCTGCCTTTACCGTCCCTGCGGGCAACAGCTCCCGGCAGCAGCCGTTGCCCGTTCCCTTTTTACGGGAGTTGCAGGACGGCGGCTCACGCCGCAACTTGATCGCTGTCCGCCTCGCCGCAGCAGAGTCTCAGTATTTCGCCCATCTCGTGGATGTGCACGGCGAACTCGTCGCGCAGGTGGCGCAGCTCGACCAGCTCGATCTCCGGGCTGCCGGTATGCACTCCCAGCACCTCGCGCGAGAGCCGCGGAATCGATTCGGTCATAAAGCCCACCAGGGTCGGCCGTTCCCGGTATTCGGTCACCAAAAGTTCCAGCGCATAGCCGGGGTCGTCGATGCCGTGCTCGTGCTGCCAGTCTTCAAGTCCGCGCTCGATCACCTCGCGCTGCGCCTGCTTTAGCCGCCACTTAATGGTCACGTAGACCTCGCCCAGCGGCTTGTTCTCGCGCGTAGCCTGCGCCATCACCAGCTCGTCGGCAAACTCCTGCGCGGTCTTGGTCTGCGCCTTCAATATCAGTTCGGGGTCGCGCTTGGCTTCGGAGGGCTGCACTGAGAGCTGCTCGGCATTCTCCACCGTCATGGCTAAAAACTCTTCCATGCTCAGGTGCGAGAGCCGCTCGGCAATGCCGGTCATCTTGTACCACGTTGAGCGACCGATGCCTTTTATGCGCCGGTAGTGTTTCTCGTCCTCATAGCCCAGCACGCGCCAGCCGTTGTGGCGTTTGATGAAGTAGCCGTCCCAGCCAATCTCCATGCTGATCCGGTTGAACCGGCCGCCGTTTCCTGTGATGCGCCGGTCGCTTTCTTTCAGTTGCGCCAGGAGCGTGTCGCTGATCGGCTCCGCCCATCCGCCCGCAATCGGTAGGGTCTCCATGGTTCTCTCCTCAGTTTGGTCGTTCGCTGTTCTCCAGGTTCCGTTCGCGTTTTCTCTGCCGCTCCAGGCAGGCATCGAGCCAGGTTTCAAAGTGCACCATCATGGTCTTGGCCTCGTCCACGGTGAGGCCGTTGTCGCAAGAGAAGCTGGTTCCGTCGCGGCGCACTCCCAGCACCAGCAGTTTTTGCAGTTGCGGCGCCTCGCAGCACAGCCGCGCGGCGGCTTCGAGAGCGCTTTCAAGCGATGACAATGGGCGCAGGTCTTTCATCTCGTCCTCCACACCCGCAGCCCGTCGTCCTCGTAGCGAGTCTCGAATTGCCTGTCCACTCTCACCCCATAGATCCCCACGCCCAGCGCGCTTACCGCCGGGTTGCCGCTGGCGGTCTGGTTGGGGATAAAGATGCTGTCGCCCACTTCCATTTGCGCCAGTTCCGGCACAATCTCTTCCGCGCCTGCGCGCCTGCGCGGCGCGGGCCTGCCTTTTTCAATCGAGATCGCCATGCAGCACCCCATTTCCAGCCGTTAGCCGTTTTTGGTTGTTTTCCACCCAGACCTGAAACATTGTTTGCCCCTTGCCGTCCTGAGCGTAGGGCATAAACACCTGCGCGGCTTCGGCTTGGTTTGACTCAATCAGCGCCATCTGCGCGGCCACCCAGTCTTTCAAAATTCTCCAAGCTACCCATTTTGAGCGATGGCGCACACTCGCTTCGTAGTCCAGCCGTGTCTTCTGCCGCCGGCTGTTCCACGGCTCGTCGCGCAGCATGGCCGCGGCCACGCCGTCCGCATTGGCCGGCAACAGGAAGCGGATGGGTAACCCGCCCACGGGCATCACAAACGACACCGCAGAGACTTCTCCGTTCTCGCTAAATTCGGTGGTGATCGCGCGTGCGCCTTTGCGAACCAGCAAGGAAGTGATCTCCCCGATCGTGCGTTCGGGCGAAACTGCGGTGGAGTAATTGAGGATCGCCATTACGTGTCCTCCGGGCAGTTCTCAGTTGTCAGTTCGCAGTTCTCAGTTGTCAGTTCGCAGTTCTCAGCAAAAAGCAGCGGTTGCTCACTGTCCACTGACCACTGTCCACTGTCGGCTTCGCGGTTGAAGAGCGGCGCATCGCCTTCCAGGCGCAGGCGCGCAATTTCCACATACTCTGGGTTCTTCTCGATACCGATAAAGTTGAAGCCGCCGCGCAGCGCGGCGATGCCGGTGCTTCCCGACCCCATAAAGCAATCCACGACCGTCCCGCCCGGCGGCGTCACCAGCCGGCAAAGATAAGCCATCAAGTCAAGAGGCTTGACCGTTGGATGCGTGTTTCCGCGCATTTTGACGGCGTTCATCCCGCTGTTACTGTGCTTCTCTGTCACGCCGCGCTTAACTTCGGCAAGCGCTTGGTTTCCGTAAGCAAGAGGCTGCGCGTTCACTGCATAGCAGCCGATCTCGCGTTCTTCCTTATCTGCTTTGGCGCAGTAGAAGAAGCGCGCAGGCGAGCCTTCGTCCAGCCGCCGGGCGCCGGGCTTCATGGCAAAGTTGGTTCCGCCGTTGTCTTCGTAGGTGCGCTCCGCGCTCGGCTCATCCTTGCGCGCAGCATAGAAAAACCGCGCCGCGGAGCCCGAGTCGCCCCGGTGTCCAACTTCGTCCCGCAATTGGAACGAACTGAAAGTGTTTTTCGTCTTGGGTTCATTGCGACGGCCAGAGAAATCCCCCGTTTGTGCCTCTGGGAACAGGCTCACTACTTCCTCGCTGCCGTCATGAATCACGTTGGCTGGCCAGCGGCCCAAGCCTTCGATAGGTTGAGCGAAGGGTCCGTTTAACCCGTTGCCGTAGACTCTTCCGCCAGCACCAGCACCAGCACCAGCACATCCTCCATCTGTCCCAATCCGGCAGGCATCGATGTTCAGCGCCCCAGTGCCATACTCCAGCACGTTCGCCGCAACTGTTCCTGCCAGTGGCTTGCGCGCCACCACGATGGGTTCATGTGCCGGTTTCAGCGCCGTGCCCCATCCATCCCATTGCTTCGCGGCATCGGTGAGGGGTTGCGATTCTGGGATATTGCCCTTGCTTTCATATCCGAACCCTTTGCTTGTGCTTGGCGCGGGTTTGCGATTGGAGCTGTCGTATTTGGAGCGGCTATCCTTCATGAACTGCCCCGGTCCCGCGCCAAAGCCTTTCCCACTCGCGTTCTCCTCTGAGCAGCCGCTCTTGTATTGGCCGTGATGGGGACTGGTCGGGTCGGCACCGCCCTGCGGGACGCCGCGCGCGGCCTTATCAATCGCCTTCGAAACGTCCAGCGACTTCGGAAACCCGCTCCCGTAGATCCACATGATCTGGTCGCGAATCTCAAACCCGGCATCCTCAACAGCGCACGCTAGGCGGTGGTAGGTCCGGCTTCCGCCAAAGGCCAGCAGGTGGCCACCCGGCTTCAGTACACGTAAACATTCGGTAGTCCACGCTTCGCAAAACATCTGGTAAGAGCTGTTCGATGTGCGGCGGAATTTTTCGCGTTGCTCGCTCGTTCCGCCGCGCCCATAGCCCGGGATGATTCCGGCATCGTTGTAGCCGCCGCGCTCCTTGTATTCTTGTTGGCGGCCAAAGTCGTCCCATTCTTTTCCCATGAACGCCAGTCCGTAAGGCGGGTCGGTCACAACAGCGTCCACCGACGCATCTGCCAGCGTCCGCAGTTGCTCAATCACGTCGCCCTGTAAAATCTGGTACATTACTTCGCTCCAGCAGTTGCCTTCTTGTCTTTCTCGCCTGCATCGATGACCTTCTGCATGGCGGCAACCAGGAACGTCAACGGCACGTAGACCCAGAACAGGAACCACACCAGCCTGTCTGGGTGGATGGCGCACAAGATCGAGTAGATGAGGTAAAACCAAATCGGCAGGGTGATGCACATTCCCACCACGCCCGTGAAAATCTTCAACCCCTTCATGTGTCTCCTTTCGGGTTTCAGCTATCAGTTTTCAGTCCACAGTTTTCAGTCCACAGTTTTCAGTCCCGGGCCTTTTTACTGACAACTGACAACTGTAGACTGACAACTGCCTTTCAGTTCTCCCCCGCCGCCCGCTGGCGTCCGTCGTAGGGGCTTGCAATCTCCTCCACCTTGCGCCGCTGTTTTGCCGCCGGCTTTTCCGGCGTCTCGGTCAGCTCAATGCGCAGGGCGGTGTCGTCGCCCACAATCTTGAAGTAGACGGGGTCGGCGGGGCAGGCATACTTCAGTTCAAACTCGGTGCGCCGCACCCAGTCCCGGCGGGGCAGGGTTTCATCCGTTACGGTCAGGCCCACGCCCCACTCCGGCCAGCCGTGGATGGCGCCCGCGCCGCGCGCATCGCGAAAGATGTTGGTCGACTGCGCCTTTGAGATGTGGTGCAGCAGCAAGATGCCGCAGCCGGCCTCGGTCTGCACCCGTTTGAGCGCCGCCAACACTCCGGCCATCACGGTGTTGTCGTTTTCGTCGCCGGAGTGCAGCACGTTCAGCACGTCGAAGATGGTCAGGTCGAACTGCTCCATCTTCAGTTCGCCAATCAGCGCGTCCATCTGTTCCAGGTTGTCCACATGCAGTTGCGCGGAGTGCGCCGTGGTGTTCACCCAAATCTGGCCCCAGTTGTATTCGCTGCGCGCCGCCGAGCCGGCCGCAAAGAGCTTCAGCCGCCGCGCGGTTTCATCCGGTGAGTCTTCGCGGCTGATGACGGCCACCCTGCGCCGCCGCGGCACCACGTGGCCCAGCCAGCTTGACTGCGATGCCAGCGCCAGCGCCAGGTCCAATGCCAGCGGCGAGTTGTGCGTCAAGATGTAGTCTTTTGTCACATACAAGCCATCTGCGGCGTCAACGGTAATGCACTGAGCTTCTGCGCTGCGCGAAAACTCCACTGCGCTGATTTTTCGGCACGGCTTCTTTTTCATCCCGACCCTGCTGTTTTCCCACGCTTCACGCTTTCGGTCCTGCCAGAAAGGGCTTCCCATTTCCCGTTCCAGTTTGGCTACCAGAGTGTAAGCGCCAGAGGCTTCGTGCCGCTCACGCGAACCCTTCTTCGTGTAAAAGGTTCGCTTTGGCTTCATGCGGCAAGTTCCGCCGAGAGAGAGCACAAGCTCTCGCACGCCTTCAGCCAAACGCTTGCTTGCGCTGGTGTAGGTCAGCAGTTTCCCAGCCTCGAAGCATCCATCGCTATCCAGTAGGCCCTGTAACAATGCCCAACGCTGCTGCACGGAGCCATGCAGATACTCTTCTGGAATCCATTTCTCCGTCGACTTGTGACCAATCAGGCCCAGCCGCTTCAGCTCGCCCACCACCACGTTGTCGATCTTTCTCGAAGTCGCGCGTATTCCGTGCGTGATTTCAACCGACAAGTGGGAAAGTTCCGCGCCAAAAGGCAGTTCTTGCGCCACACGGTCCAATACGGGTTGGTCGCCCGTCGTAATCCGGCAACCAAGCGGTGCCATGCCGCCGTTGGCCAGGATCACCCCCATCACGTATGGGCTAATCACATATTCACGCTCGCTGAACTCGACTGGCTTGACTAGCGGTACGTAAGCATCGCTCTTCTTGCCTTTCGCGAGCATCTCTGCAATTTCCTGCGTTGTTGCCTTCTTCGCTGCGCGATGTCTCTTTCGCGCATTAGCGTTTTTTACTTCCCATAGATGCTCGGCTGTCGTCTCCACCCAAACGCCATCGGACATCGTTACTTTGTAGCAAGGCAACTTTCCTTGCGGATGAATCTGAAGGACGCGCGTCGGGCTGCCGTTGCTGCCAATGACCAAATCGCCCGGTCGAATGCTGCCCATGGGCTTCCAGCCGTCAGGCGTCAATACCGGCGTATCCAGCGGGCTCGCTTTCCCGACCTTGGGATCTGCCACCATCAGGCCGCGCGTCTTCACCGGGATCAAGTCTTCCACCAGCCATTCAATCTCGGCTGGCGCGCGGTCCAGAAAGTCGCGCATCTCTTCAAGCAGCACATGGTCGCAGGCTTCCGGCTCCCAGATGGGCGCGGCTTTTACCAGCGCCATCAGTTCCTTCACCGTGTGCCCTTGCGCCAGCCAGTCGCTCACGTCGCCTTTTTCGGGAAGTCCCGGCAGCTCCACCACCTTCACCTTGGCGGCATAGGGTTTCACGCTGGCGGCCACGGTCTGGGCGTGGGCTTTGCCTTTGGCGTCGTTGTCGGGAATCACCATCACCAGCCGCCCGGTAAAGTAAGGCGCGTACTCCGCCTTCCAATGCCCGGCACCATCAAAACTGGTGGTCGTCGCGCAGTCCTTCAGACCCGCTGCATCCATGGCTTCTTTCAGGTTGTCGCAGTCTTTTTCGCCCTCCAAACAAACAACCAACTTGGCGGTAATCACCTCGGGCAGGCGGTAGAGCACCTTTTTCACGCCGTTCAGGTTGTACCACCAGCCGTTTTTGCCGTCTGGCTGGCGCTGAGAAAAGTCTTTCGGCTCGTAGCGCAGTTTCTGGTAGAGCAGTTTGCCCTGCACGTCCACGTAGTCGTAGACCTTTACCAACTTGCGAGTTACCTTTGGCGGCTCCATGCCGGTAATGCGGTAAATCTCCGCCCAGGCGGTTTCGGTGTCGGTGCCCATCATGCGGCGCTCGAATTCCAGCATTCCGCCGTGGGCATCGCAGGTATGGCAGTTGAAGATTCCCTTGGCCAGGCTCAGGCTCATCGACGCGTGCGCATCGCCGTGGAAGGGGCAGCGCACGTTTTGCGCGTCGTGCTTGGCCAGCCGCTCCATCGGCAGCCGGTAGCTGAAGTAGGCGTAAGCCTGGTCGAAGTTGGGTTGGAACTCAGACATGGAAGATCCCGTGCAGCAAGCGCCCGAAGGCGTGTTTGCTTTCTTCGTCCGCGTAGTGCCACAGCCCCAGAATTTGCAGTTCTTCGTTGGTGAGCCTCAGCATCGCGCGCAGCCGTTTGGCTTCGAGTTCCCGCACATTGCCGCAGCATCCCGGGGTGGGGCAGGTCCAGCGCGGCGGTGAGGTACCCGGCGTATTGATCTCGTCGATCCACATGTCGAAACGCTCTTCGGTCATCCAGTGTCCGCAGATGCACTGGGTTGGCTCTGCCTGCTCATGGCGCTTCATGCCGCACCCCGCATCCGCGTCTCGGCCCAGTTCCGCATCTCGCTATGCAGGCGGGTGTGGTTTTCCATCCAGCGCCTCACCGCGTCGGGCACGGTGTTTTTTTCGTCTTCCACAAAAACCGGCGAGGTAAACTCGCCTATCCGCGCCTTCGCGCAGACCAGCAGGCAATCCGTGCAGGTATAGCTCAGCACGTCGCCCTTGTTTAGCTTGAAGGCCAGGCGGAAGCGGCCCAAGTTAGGTTTCTCTTTTTGTTCGGGCGCTCCGGCAATAAACGTCAGCGTCCGCGGAAAGAACGAGAGGTAATAGCGCAACGGCAGGCTCATGCCACCCTCCGTCCCGGCTGGCGGTGGTCGCGCTTCACCCGGGCGGCCACTTTGGCGTTGCCGCCCGCCTCTTCCGCCAGGTGCCGCAGCACGTCCAGTTCGCAAATGCGCTTGGTGCCCACGTTCAGGTCGAGCAGGCCGTCGTCCACGGCTTTGGCGATCGCCCGGCGCAGCAGTTTCAGTTCCAGCGGGTTCAGGGTCACGGTCACCATCGGTTCAGGCATCGTGTTTCTCCTGTTCTGTCAAGATGCGGTCGATCTCGGCGGCAATCAGCGCTCCGGCCTTGGCCAAATTCCTCAGCGGGTCGGTTGACGGTTTCCACCACTTCAGGGCCCACGGCCAGAACTTGGGCAACTCGTAAACCAGCAGCGGGCTCGACCACCGTGCTTGCGCGCTGGCCAGGCTGGCATAGCAGGCGGCGGCAATCGGCAGTTCTCCGCAGTAGTGTTGCCGGTCGTGTTCGGGCGTCCACCCTTCCACGTCCACCTGCCGGCGGCGCTCCTGGGCAATCATTTCCACACCGTTCAACTCACGCATGTTTGGCCTCCTGTGGGCTCAAAATCGATTGCACTGTTCGACGCTGCGGGTGTGGTAGTCGAGCCCGGTAGTCTGCGTTGGTGTCGGAAAAGAAGAGTGCACGCGCTTCGGCCTTGGTTGCTTTAATTACTTGCTTGATCTTCTTCACAACCGTCTCGAACCCGTCTTCCAGTTGTTGGTTCGTAAACCGCAGGACTACGCAACCTTGCTTTTCCAGAAACCGTGTTCTCTGCGCATCTTTTTCGATTTGCTCCTCGGTGGAGTGGTACCCGCCGTCGATCTCGACCACAACAAACCGAGTGAAATTCATGTAGCCTGCGTAAAAGGCAAAATCCACAAAGTACGGTCCGAACGGGTATTGCGTAAAGAAAAAGCCGTCATTTGGTTTACATTCAAACCATGAGCAAATCTCCTCCTCAAATAACAATTCGTGTTCCGTCCGCTTCTCCAGCAGCACGAACTGCTTCGCCTTTTCGCTGAGGTGCTCCCACTTCACGGTCGTTTTCAAAAAACCGTCGCAGAACAAAATCTCCGCTGGGGTCCGGTGGCCAACGTTGGCTTTATCGTGCATAGGCTTGCCTCCGTTCAGTCGATCTCTCTTCCTTTTCGCTTCCCTTCCGCCATCTATCCACCCAGTTCTCAAATCGCTCGGCACTGCCGAAAACATACTTTTCCCAATCGTTAAAAGTCAGGCGACCTTCCCACGGGTCTTGCGCTACTTCTTCAATCGCCGCCTTCATCAAGTTCACTGCGACGGCAAGATTGCCGTTTGCTTCTGGCATACGGAGTGCTTCTCCGAGCCGCGCCAGCCCTTTTTGCTTACGTTTATCCGTAAGCGTCATACCCTGCTTGTTGAACGTCTCTTGGTAGAATTTCCAAACATCCTCAACGGCCAAGACGCGCTCAGGACGTGCCTTCTTACGTGTCTTGGTAGTTTGCGCAACTTCCAGTTCAAAAAAATCCGCGCCGTCTTGGTCCGGCGAGCCGCCGGACGAGGAAGTAGCGTTCTTTGCTACTTCCGGCGGTTCTTCAACCACACCAACACCTTCTCCAACACCAACACCTACTCCTCTCCTCTCCAGCGGAAACTTTCCAAAATCTTCTGGAATTTTTTGAAAAGGTTGGCCTGAAAGGGACTTAGTGGATTTCCACTTCATGTAGCCTTTTCGGAACGCCTGCATGGTTTCCGCGCTAGGGCTCGGGCTTTCGCTGTCTCGCCGCGTCTTGTATCGAGGCAGGAACTTCTCCGAAGTGGCGAACTGGCACCACCAAGTGCCATCTGCCTCATACAACACCGCCAAGTAGTTGGCTTCGTACTCACGAAAGACGTTCCATAGCGTTTTTTGATCCGGTACTTTCCGAAAGTTTCGGAAGATTTTTGAAATGATTGACGGATAAGACAGTTCCAAGCGCGCATAGCCATTCGAGCCGATGTAGAGCCTCGGCCAGTAGAGCTGTGCCAGATCGCTACAAGCGGCCAATCTCTCTCCTCCGAACAAGCCTTCCGGTTCGATAATCACTGCGTCGCTCCGCTTCCATATCTGCTTACGCAGACTTCAGCTATTTGCTGACGGTTTCAAGGAATGCTTCAATGAACGCCCGCGCGGCGGGCACGCAGATTGCGTCGCCGTAGAGCCTGAGCCTGCCAGTTCTTTCTTTTCCTTTTTGGATGAGCGGCGAGAACGCATAGCCTTGGCCGCCCGGAAGCAGAAAATATCCCAAATCGGCGGAATCCCCATTAACCAAGCCGAGTGGGCCGGATTGAGTTGTCCCTGGCACTGGCCTGAACTTTCCATCCCGGCATCCGATCCAGTCAGCGCCAGCCCAGAAGCCGTTAAGCGCACCGGGCCGGCGAACTTCACTGCGTGTTCCAAAGAGGCCGTGTGCTTCCTGCCGTCCAGCGTCTTCCCGGTCGCGTCCATCTGGTCCGTCGACATCGAACGGCCACCGTTCGGCGTGCAGGGGCTCGGCCACGCCGCCAGCGCCACCGTTTTCCGGCTGCTGTCCGTGTTGCCCGCCTCGTTGTAGTCCTCGGTCGCCGGAGATCCCGCCATCGGTGTCGGCCAGCCCGCCAGATGCTTCACTTGGTTGGGTAGTTGCTCGCCCTTCTTGCCGCCGCCGCGCTCTTCGAAGCTCTTCAGGTTGGCGGTGCGGTAGTCCCGTTCCGCCGGCGTCGCCCAAGCTGCCAGCGAAGTCTGCGCCGTCAGCGTATCCGCTGTTCCCCGTGCCAGCCTCATGCCAGCCGATTCCGCGTCTTCGTTCCTCGGCGTGCTCCACGATGCAAGCAGCGCAAAGTCGCCCAGATCGTTCGAGCGTGCTGGGTTCGTCGCCTGCGCCGCTTGGCCACCGCCCTCGGAGTCCCACTGGGTCGGTGGCGACCAACTGCTCAGCGTGGCCGCGTTGCTCAGGTCGTGGGGGGAGTAGTGGCAGTCGGCTTCCGTGTTGCCACGCAGTTTGTCGTCGTGGGTCTGCGGCGTCGGCCAACCTGTCGTCGCCGGTGTAGCTGCGGTTGGCCCCACCGCAGGTGGTGGCAACGAAGTAGAGTCTTTGGCGGATGTGCGGAGCGCCGACGCTGCACGCTCCAAGTACCGCCTTCCCAACGGCGTAGTTTTGTGTTTCCAGGTCAGTCTGAACAAGGTCGAGCCAGCCGTGTCCAATCGCGGCACTAACCTGCTCTCCAAAGACGACTGCAGGGCGGCGCTCGGCGATGAGTCGCGCCCAATGAGGCCAGAGGTGACGAGGGTCTCTAAACCCTTGGCCTTTTCCTGCGGCGGAGAAGCTGGGGCAGGGGCAGCTTCCGGTCCACACTTCGCGGTCGTCGGGCCATCCGGCCTGTCGCAGGGCGAGGGACCAGAAGCCGCCGCCGGCAAAGAAGTGGCACTGGGTATATCCCACAAGGTCGGCTGATTCGACATCGGCGACGCTGCGTTCATCTACGTCCCCTGGCGCGATTGCGCCCGCCCTGATTGCTTCGCGCAAAACCTCGGCTTTCACGGCGTCGAGTTCGTTGTAGTAAGCGCGCAAGGCAAACCCTCAAAAAACGCGCAAAATCTATCCACTCCCCCTCGAAAGGGGGAGTGGTACACTTTCCTTGGCAAACCGTCTTTGGGTAAATGTTAGAAAGGAATGTAGATAGATGATTGGTTCACATCACGACCCGAATACAATCGGCTCCCAATGTCAACCAATACGTCCTCTTCCTCTGAACCTTCACCTTCCGCAGATTTGTCCGATTCAACACTCAGATGCTCGCCGGTCAAGTTGACGTGGCATCCCTTCACCTTCACCACGGTATCGTGATACTTCTCCCCTGCGTAGCCGCCGACGATAAAGATCGGCGCGATGGCTGCGAGCAGCACTTTCTTCTGCTGTGGTGCTACCTTCGGCCAGCGCTGAAACTGTCGCGCAATCGGAACCCACATCTCTGGGGTGATTTGCTCTACATTGGGGCGCAACTTGGCCAGTTCCACCTCTGAAGTGCGTTTTTCCAATTGCAAGTTGTGGTCATTCTTGTCGAAGACGGCTTGGGAAATTTTGCCCCGGATGTACATTTCCTGATTGCGTTCAATTGCCCTGTCAGCCTCTTCGATTTCAAGGTGCAGTCTCTCGATGGTTTTGGTCACCGCAGCCTGAGTTTCGGCGACCGAGTGCGCCTCGATCAGCTCCAGCAAAAAATTCGGGTTGGCGAAGCGCCGGACGACAAGATCATCCAGCATTGGTTCCAGCACTTCCCGCCGTATCCGCCGGGTCTTGCAGCTAGCGGGCTTGATTTGCCAAGTTCCATTGGCTCTGGCGGCACCGTGCGCGGCCCTGCACACGTAGTAGTCTGCCCGAAAGTTATTGGCTTGCTTGTTGAGGTACTTCACGGTGGTCAAGCGCATTCCGCACTCAGCGCAACGCAGAAAGCCGCGATAGATGTAGAGGTCCTCCGTTTCCTGGGTCCGCTTCCATCGCATTTCGCGCTTGAGTTTCAAAAGCCACTGGGCCTGGGCAAAGACCTCTGGTGAGATGGGCGGGTTATCCAGAACCTGGATACGTTCCCGTTCGGTCACCGGGACAACCAAGCGCCTCTGGTAGCGCAGGCTTCCGTCGTCGCGGTACACGTTGCGGTTCGGATCAACCGTTTTGCGCGGCACATGCACGCCCGCATATATCTCATTTTCCAGGATATACGGGATGGAATAGTAAGAAATGCCGGTTTCGCGGGCCAGTTTCCCAAACGAAGTTACGCCGCTGATGAAGAGTTGAAAGAGGTGCTGGACTCTGTGAATCGAAGCATCGTCCACCTGCAGGCGGTTGATCTTGCCATCCTTAACCAGCTTCAGGCCAAAGGCTACTGAATTTGGGCCGGCGACCCATTCTCCCCGGCGCCGCTTGGCCTTTTTTCCGCCCAGCATGCGGTCGCGGATGATGGTCCGTTCGTAGCCGGCAAAAGCAAACTTGATATGGCTGAACAGTTTGTCTCCGGCCTTGCTCAGGTCCATCACGCCGTCGACCAAGTAGATTTTGACTCCGTGCTGTTGAAGCGTCTGCAAGATCGCGTAGTCTTCAAAGTTTTCCGCGCGCATCAGGCGGGATTCTTCCTTCATCACGATGCCCTTGCAAACGCCGCCGCGCACGATGCGCAGAACTTCCTTCATTTGCTGCGATTGCATGACGACGGCGCCGCTGACGCCCTCGATTTGAACGGTCCAGCGGATGTCCAGGTCGTGCTGTTGGGCGATCCGCTTGATGGCATCTTGTTGCGCGGGAATGCCGCCCTTGTCCTCGGTTGCCTGCTCTTCAGTGCTGACGCGAATCAGCGCTACGACCGGAATCCGGTCAAACGACTCGTTTTCTTTCCTCGGTGTCATACAGTTGAGCCCTCGCGCTCGGTTTTTTCTGACCGAAGAAGTCTTTCATGGCCGTGAGCGCACTTTCAGAATCCCCATTTTCCAGAAAGTGCTCTATCCGCTCCAGGGCGCTGGCCTCCTGCTGCGCCAGGGCCCATGCGGCACGCGCTACTCCTTCGTAGGTCCGCTCCTTGGCGTGAGTGATCATGCCGTACTCCTGTGCATGCCAACCAACCAGACAGCGGCCGATAAGTGAGTCTATCGGACGGCGGTCGGTTGTTCATAGTAACTTTTTGGGTCCCTGTGTGGAAAACGCAGGCTATGACGCTTTTTCCTGCAATGGACGGCGGAGCGTAGCCAGATAAGCTTCCAGCTCCGATACGCGGAACATGTAGCGAAACTTGCCTCCCTTCATCGGAAAGGCCATGGTTGGGATCTGTCCGCAACGCGCCATCTTGCTTACCGTTACCCGCCCCATTCCCAGCATCCGCGCTGCGGGCCGCAGACCGATCAGCGGTTCTCCGGCCGGTTCAATCTGGATAATGCCCATATCGATCCTCGCGGTACCTATCTGTCTGAACGCGATGTTTCGTATTTAACCAACGCAGCGTAGACCTTTTTGGATCATTGCGCAAGAGAAAAATGAATAGAGCGTTATTTTCTCACTTTTCTAAAGGGTTTAGGGCGCCAACTGAGGAATCACGGCCCCAAATGGCTGCAGGCCGGTCACCGAGGAAAGACCGGCCTGCATGGGCGGCCAACCGCATTAGCTGGGGGGCATTTCGCGGCTCAGCCAACGCAGACCTTCAGCAGAGGGGAAGGCCTGCACACCTCGATTGGACGGCCGTTCCAAAATCCTGTCAAGGCCGATTTTGAACCAGCGCAATTTACCCGCGATCTGTGCGCGGCAAACAAGTCCAGAGTCTGGACTCTGCTCCGACGCACTTTTACTTCTTGGCTGGGGCGGGCGGCGGCGCAGGCGGCGGCGCTGGCGCAGGCTTTGCCGGTGCCGGAACCCGGCGGAAAAACCGTTGCTGGTTGTAGTCGTAATAGGTGCCCTTCTCCATCTCGCTCACCACTTGTTCCACCATCAGTTGGAGCCGGAGATTGGCGATCTGCACATCCTTCCATGCGCTGTCGATCTTGGCTTGCTGTTCGGCGGTGGCCGCCACTGGCGCCGGGACCGTCGCCGGCACCGGTTCCGGTTTCCCTGCCTGGGCTGCGGCGCAGATCGCCCCAACGGCAAAAAGGGTTGAAAGAAACAGCGCGGCACCCACGGTTACTCGATTTCGTTGGTTCATGCCGAAGCATCCTCCTTACATTCTGAAATGCACTTTTTTCACTTCGCGCGCCACTACCCCGGGAATGCTCATTCCCCCCCGGTCCGAGTCGGCTCTTTTGTTCAGATAGCTTTCGTTTGGCAGCAGCGCGGCGGTCAAAACCTCTCCGGCCGCAACGGCCCTGATCAGTTTCAAAAAGTCTACGACTTCGGCGTGCCAAGTGGTGCGCGGCACCTTCCCGCGCGTCTTTGCTGGCACGGTGGCCTGCACAATGGCGGGCAGGGGTAGTTCCCCATCGGCGGCCGCGGCGCTCGTCTGCGCCTCATTCTGTTTCAGGGCCAGGGCTTCGGCGGCGGCTTGGCGCTCTTCAAACTCCTGCACCGCGGCGCCGCAACGCTCCTTGGTGCCCTTCAGCACGTCGGCGTCTGCGCGCTCCCAGTCCAAGATCGGCTGTTTGAGCGCGTCGATCTTCTGCTTGATCGGCTTATAGAACTCGGTAACGTTCTTGAGCGAAGCCTGCAGCAGGCGGCCGGCTTCAATCACCCGGTCGTGTTCTTCAAGCGTCTCAATCTTGCTGGCCAGCAGCATTTCCGCGTGGCGCACCACGGCCATCGATTCCGCGCGCATCGCATTCATGCGCGTGTGGAACTCCGAAGGCAGCAGCAGTTCCGGCTCTGCGCGGGGCACCAGGTCGGTGCCTATCTCCGACTCAAACTCAAAGTCCTCCACGTTGTCATCGCTTTCCCCTCGGTGTGTTTCGTCGGGTAGCCATTACCTATCCCGTGTGTTTCCCTGCTTCAATACCTCGATTGCTCGGTCTGCGGTGCTTTCCGTCAATCCCACCACAAAGGGAGTGTGAACAAGAAACGGCATCAGGTGCTCCATGTCGCGGTCGTCGTCAAGAATGACAAACGACTCAACCTCTGGGTGCTCTGCAAGCCACGCCGCAATCTCCTGGCCCCGCGTTGCCGACCACGCCTCTTTTCCTTCTTCTTCCATGCCACAGGGCGTAATCCCAATGACATCTCCGCTCGCGCCCCAGTTTCTCAGATGACGGCGCACGTCTTCAAAGCCAGCCAGCCGCCATGTGCTGCTCACCACAATCTTGGCCCCGGTGGTTCTGGTAATCCGGTTCAGCGCGGTGATCGCCGGGGGCCAAGCCTTTTGCTTCAGCGGGCGGCGTTCCAGGTGCGACTGCTCGGGAATAATCGGCCCGTCGAAATCGAGAAAAACAACTTTCATTGCGGTCTCACGCCAGCGTGATCGGCTTACCGTAATGCTCGGAGAGTTCGCGCTCGTAACGCGCCTTCTCCCGTTCCATCTCGTCGGCAATTTCCTTGTTGTATTCAGCCTCGGTAAACAGTCCTTTTGCAATCAGCAGCCGCACCAGCGCGGCGTGGTCGCACATCGCGGAGTTGACTCCCACGCGCAGGTGTTTGGGGCTGGTTTCCAGTGATTGGTCGTTAACGTTCATCGCCGCGGCCACGCCCGACTGCATGGCGTGCGCCGCCGCCATATAGCGTTCCAACTCGCTTTTCTCTGCCATTTTCTGTTCTCCTTACGCCGCCAGCGGGTACCCGTGATTAGCCTTCCATATTGCACTATAAGCCATATACAAAAACGTCTTTTCGTCCTGCGGATCATTGTAGTAAAGCGGCTTCACCCGACCGTCCTTTTGCAGGTGCAGCACCACGCGCAGGTAGTGTTCGCCCGCTGGCAACGCAGGCGCGGCCAGCGCGTAGGCGGCGGTTTGCAATGCCCAGGTCGGGCTTTTCGCCACCGCCGTCTTCAGATCCACCACCACGAGCCGCCACTGGTTCTGGTAAACGATGCGGCCAAGCTGGTCATACTGGTAGCCGTATCTGATGCCATAGATGCTGTGGATGCCCTGCTGTTCGCAGCCCAGCAACTCAAAGCGCATATCGCGGAACCAGAGTTCCGTGCCTACCACGTAGGCCATGGCGGCGTCGTCCACCGTGTCCCAGTCCAGATTGTTTTCGAGCAGCAGTTCAACCGCCTTATGCACTGCAATCCCAATCTCCGACTTGCGCTTTAGCGTGTCCGCATCCACGTCGTCGTAGTTCACCAGCCCCAGCATCTGGAATATCTGCGTGACGCTCAGTACCCTCTGTCCCTGCGCGTCACGGTAGATGTGTCCTTCGGGCTCAAACCAGCCGCCTGGAATTTCAAGCTTCTGTCCCGTTGTCTGCTGAGGATACTGTCTGCTTGGGCGCATTCGGTCTCCTTGCGCGCGGTTTGCCCTTTACCACGTAAACGCTCTTGCCGTTCTCCGGGCACGAGACTCGCAGTTCCGGGCCGTTCTGCTTCACGTGGTTGCGAATCGCGTTTGCCGCGCGGACGGCCAGTTTGCTGTTCTCGTAGCCCTCAATCACCACCCTGGGCAAGCCGTCCACGCCCTTGGCGGCGTTCAGCGCCGCCTCCACCAAAGGCAGGTACTGGTCGAAGTTGACTTTTCTCGGAAAGGCCGCGGACTGATCCATCATTTTCATAAGTTGTCTCCTCGGTACGGTTTTCGGTAACCCATGAATGATAAATCAAAACCTCGTAACCCTTTTGAGCAATGGCGTTTCCAATGCGCGCACATTTGCGCTTACATCTCCCGCCACTTATTCCGCGCCGTCGCCCGAGGTACCTTCTTCGAGCTTTCCCTCGGCCCAGGCGCACAGCGTGTCGTACAAGTCGTAGGGCAAGTCTGAAACGTGCTCCAGTCCCGACGGTTTCAGATACACTTCCATCAATTCCTCTTCGGTATGGATTTTGTGGATGCCGATGAGTTTGTGCAGCCGCTGCGCCAGGCCTTTCCCAATGGTGCGTCCGCGTAGCTGCCCCGCGGTGGTCAGTTTTCCTTCGTCGAACATGGCCGCCACATCGGCCGGAATATCCGCGGGGAACCCCGTCCGCGGCTCCGGTGCTGGTTTTGCGGGTTCTTTGGTGGGCGTTGGCGCAGCCAGTTTTGGTTCTTCGAGGCGTTCTTCGTCGGCTTTTTCCCGCAGCAGAGTCTCGTAGAGGTTTTCAAGATCGATCACGGTCAGGGTTTTTGTGGTCTTGTGTTCGGGGAACATCAGTTTGGCGCGATGGCCGAGTTCTTTCCGGTCCGGGACGAGCGCGGTAAGTTTCTCCACCATCTCGTCGCGCCGGGCCAGCAACTGCTCTCCGGCGGAAAGCGTTGGCGCTGTTGGCGCATTCGCGGCGGCGGGCTGGCGCACTGCGCGGCTCTGGGCCGCTGGGGCGCGTCCCTCTCCGGTTTTCTGTCCGGTCCCTTGTCCGGTTCCCTGCGCGTCAACGTCTTCGTCGGCGGCAATGCCCAGCAGGCTGCACACGTCGTAGCGGCGCCAATAGGTTGAGATGCTGCCAAACTCCTGGGGAGCCATGTTTTCCGGCAGCATCAGCCCATAGGATTGCAGCCACTGGCCAGATTTGTGCAGTAGCCGCGTACACACTCTCAGCCTTCCATCCACCATCAGGTTTGGTTGCAGCAGGCCCAGGCCGTGCCGGGTCAGCACGGGCAACGCCATGGCCAGCACGTCGGCCAGGTCGGCGTACTTGTAGCTGTACTCGTAATCGGTGCCGGTTTTCGTGCGGCCTTTGACTTTGGCTGTTTTGTTTTTTGGCACGGGCGTAAATTCCGCCTGAGCCTCAACAAACGCCGCGTAGGCTTCCTTGAATTCCGGCGAGTGAAAAAAGTCCGCGGTAGTGTGAGCCACCATTTCAATCTCTTCGGTCATGAGCGCCTCCGATGCGCTCCTCGGTGACTCACCAATAATTCAATTTTGTTTTTCTGTCTACGGTAAAAATTCCGCCGCTCAGGTTTGATGCGCGGTTTGGCGCGCGCAGAAAATTGGTGTAGACGGAACCTGGAATTTTTCGCATACTGCGCTTATGGCAAAGGTGAAGCAAGGCGAGAAGCTCAGCAAGGCAGACCCGGAATTTTATTCAAAGATTGCCAAACTGGCCGGTGAAAAATTGGTGCGTAAAAGGGGCACGCAGTATTTTTCCAAGCTGGCGGCCAAGAGCCACCCTCGCGATTCTTACAACGGCGGCAGGCCGAAGAAGGCGGTTTGATTCTGGCCTTGGGATAAATTCTTAAAAAATCGTGGCTAAACAGCGTTCATTGTGTTTATTACTCGGTTAATCGCGATAAATCAAAACAATTCCGCAAACCATTCGAAAAATTCCTGGCCATTTTGCGTAATTTGCGACCGATTGGCGATGAATTGGTCGGGGGTGCGTGCTTGGTGAGATCCCACCGGGGGTGCACTCAAACTGCGTTGCGACCAGAAACAATCATCATCAGATCGGTCTGAACAACAGTTGCATCCAGAGGATGCACTCAAATCCCGTTGCGCCGCGGCGGGAAGGCGAGAGCAAACAAGCTGTCGAAAGTTGCATCCAGAGGATGCACTCAAACTGCGTTGCGCCGTTTTTGTCCATTTTCGATATTCACCTTCTAACGGTTGCACCCATGGGGTGCACTGAAACTGCGTTGCGCCAGCGCGTCATCGAGTGGCTGTGCGCGCAGCATAAGTTGCACCCATGGGGTGCACTGAAACTGCGTTGCGCCTTGTGCCGGCGCGCTTGTTGCGGTCGAGCAAGAGGTTGCACCCATGGGGTGCACTGAAACTGCGTTGCGCCTCCGAGTTTCAAGAGTGGCTAAACGGACGCCAGTTGCACCCATGGGGTGCACTGAAACTGCGTTGCGCCATCTTCCGCTCGAGATCAGCGAGGCATTCCACAAAGTTGCACCCATGGGGTGCACTGGAACTGCGTTGCGCCTCGGCCCTAAAGTGCTATGCGTCCACAGCATGCCAAAGTTGCACCCATGGGGTGCACTGGAACTGCGTTGCGCCGAGTCTGCGCGGTCGCAGTCGCGAGCGTTGCAAAGTTGCACCCATGGGGTGCACTGGAACTGCGTTGCGCCGGTCAACACCAGTGAACAACGCCGCCAGCGCAGCGTTGCACCCATGGGGTGCACTGGAACTGCGTTGCGCCGATGCTCGGGAAGGATGATGCTGGAACCAAAAGAAGTTGCACCCATGGGGTGCACTGGAACTGCGTTGCGCCGTGTGAGAAGTGCGGGAAGATGTACGACCAGGACGTTGCACCCATGGGGTGCACTGGAACTGCGTTGCGCCTTGCGGTAAAGAAGCCTGTATGCGGCGGCCGGCGGTTGCACCCATGGGGTGCACTGGAACTGCGTTGCGCCCCATCGCCCAGGCGATTCTTGAATCCTCCAATAAGTTGCACCCATGGGGTGCACTGGAACTGCGTTGCGCCGCCACCGCCAAAAGCTCTTTCGTGTCAACGCGCCAGGGGCATTTTGCGCTAACCTCGACTTTTCCACAGGCTCGAACAGGCGCAATGAACTCATACTACGGCCTATACTCCATAAAATCAAGCTGTTACCGTGCCTACTAACCCCCCGGCATTTTCATGTTCACTTGGGGTTAGCGCAGCACGCCTCAAATTACGAGTACCCCGTCAAAATCCACGGCTGTAAATGTACCGTATTCTTTGACGTGCTGACCAGAGGGTTCGGTGATGCGGTAGAACCGTAGGCAATCCTCCAACGGATCAATGATTTCCAGAAGATTCCGTTCCAACTCTTCACGCTCCATCTGATTCACTCGGCATTCGAACACTGACCGCTGCACTCGTTGTCCAACCGCCTCGCAGGCTTTAGCCACTCTGCGCAGCCGGTTTCTGCCGTCGTGCGTATCCGTTGCCACGTCGTAACAAACCAAGATCAGCACGGTCGGTCCTCCAAAAAGGGCAGGTAGTGCTCGGCTTCGCCACGAATTACGCGAGTGAGAAATCTGGACTGAATTTGTGGAAGCAAGCCAAGAGCTAGTTTTTGGTCCAACAATGGGTGGTAAGCGATCTCCTTCTTGCGTTCTTGGAAGGCGAAAATAAGCGTTTTTCGAGCGGCCTCCCGCAACTCAATTCCTCCTCCTGGCCGTTCTTCAAAATCGTCGTATTGAATCTGTTTGCGATTGACAAGCGTCACTGCCAAGCGATCTGCGAAAATTGCCCGAAACTCCTCCATCAAGTCAAGAGCGAGCGACGCGCGTCCGGGCCGCACGGCGTGCAGATAGCCAAGTTGCGGATCGAGCCCGACGGTTTCAAGCGCGCTGCGGCAATCGTTAGCCAACATGCTGTAAAGAAACGAAAGAAGCGCGTTCATTCGGTCGCGCGGCGGTCGACGGCTCCGTCCGTCGGGTGCGAATTGCGCGCGCAGGTCTTTGCGGATCATGCAACCAAACGCAGAAAAATAGCGTCTCGCCGATTCACCTTCCAATCCACGCACAGCATCGAGCGTGAGTGCGCTCTCCAAGGAGCGCAAGTTTACAACCAAGCTAGCTGCGGCCTTTCGCAAGTTGTCGGTATCTTCTCTTTCATCTGCATTGCGGGCGCTGCGCAGCAAAACGGAACGGCTGTTTCTCAACTTCCCAGCAATGCACGCCTTGGCGTGCGCCAAGGCAAACTCTGGCGAATCCGCACGGGCGAACTGCGCCTTGCGCAGCAGGATATTTCCGTTGATCGGCCCTTCAACCCTCGCCTTAAAACGGCCATTCATATCGAGAAAGACAAGCGATTTGCCTTCTTTCGCCAATCGAGCCATAGCTGCCGGCGAAACCATTACATCGCCAAAGCACACCACGCATCCAAGGTGATGCAAGGGCACACGCAACTTGGTTTCGTGTTCTACTTCAAAACGAAGTGTGTCGTTTTCGAGGTGCAGGTAGCCGCGCAGTGTAATGTAGAGCGTGTTCAATAAGGGCCGCATTCATCCTCCACAATAAAGAGATTCGTTTGCATAGTTCTCCGTCTCGAACGCTCCGCGAGCGCCTGTGGCTGGCAAAGACCGATCAGGGAACATTGGGGACAACGCGCGTCATTGGCGGGCGGCGGCAACCATCCCGTCTGGATCATGACGCGAATTGCTTGTGTTGTTTCGACAACTTCCACGCGAAGTGCGTCTGTGATTTCCACCTCGCGCCGACGGCGGCTGCTCGCGTGATAGATTGCACCAAACGGTACGGAGAGACCTGTCATTTCCTCCAGGCATAGAGCTTGAGCGGCCAATTGGATGTCGTCATGGTTTTGCTGTCGGCGCAGTCCGTGCTTGTATTCCACCGGATAAGCCGATCTGTCTGAAGAGAATTCAACGATATCGGCTCTTCCAATCAGCCCCAATTTTTGGCTTGCCAACGGCAGAGCGCGCTCCATGCGGAGTCCAACTCGCAGCTCATAGCCACTAAAATCGGCTTTACGATGAACCGCATTACCCCTCGCCGTGTAGACATTCTCCGCAAAGCTCTGTTCGGCATGGATCAGACCGCATTGGCGAGGGCAATAGCTGTAGTGCTGCAAGGCGGAAATTGAGACAAAATCATCTTCTTCCATCTAGGCTTCGCGTCCCCCCTCCTGCGCTTTCTTTGCCAGTTCCGGGTCTGCCGCAAACCGCACCAGATTGATCCCCGAGTTTTCATCCTGTTTCACTTGTCGGCCGCAACCCCCGCAGTTGTAGCATTCCTTCTCCGTCGACGGGTTCAAAAAATCGCAATAGTGGCACATACGTGTGGTGTTGGCTGCATCGATCTCGTCAACCACGATCCCATACTTTACAGTCGTGTTCTTCACGATGGTCACAAATCTTCCCGCCGCCGCAAACTGGCGGTACTTCTGGCTGCGCTTCAAGCTCACTGGGTCTTCGTTGTCGTGGTGCTGCGCCAGCTTGCTTAGAAAGTTCTTTTCAACCACCAGCACCTTCACGTTTTTCTGTACAAGGTACCGGCAGATGTCGTGCGCCACTTGCGCTTGGCCGTATTCAATGCGCCGGGCTGCGTTGGCGGCAAACACCGCTAGAAAGCGGGCAATCCTGCCGTCTTCTTCGCGCCATGGGGTCAAAATCTCCTGCACCCGCGCGTCTTCCAAAAACTCTGTCTGCATCTTGAACAAACCCCTGCGGCCAGCTTTTTCGAGCCAGGCCGGAGTCTTGTCCCCCAGGTGCTTGCGCAGCAAAATCTTGGCGGTCTCCTTCAGGTAGTCGTTACGGGCCTGTAGCGTGGTGCGAATCTCCAAAATGCCGGGGATTCCGTCCTTCGGCTTCCAGTCCTTATAGGCACGCCAAAGCACGGTGCTGTCCCAGGGGCCGCGGCGCGGGTTCTCGGTCTCGCCGCGTTCCAGTTGAGCAAAAACCGTACGCGTCCAGCTATCGGGCCCCAAGTCGATCCGGAAGGGCACGCGGTTCTTGTGGTCTCCGGGTGATCGTGTCAGGTCGAGCGTCAATTCCCGCACGGTCTTGGTGGCGGATTCATACAGGGTGCCAAAGCGGATGCCGTCTTCCGTGCGCCGCCAGCCAATATCCAAGCCAGCCGTTTGCGGGGTACGTGTGGCTGGGGGCCGTTGCAGCTCAACCACCAGGCAAAGCCACAGGGCATCGTTCTGAAACAGGAGTTTCCATTCCTTGATGTGCGAGTTTGGCGGCAGCGGACGATGCTGAAGGACGCCAAAGCGCAGCGACCATCGTTCGCCTTTCTCACCGTCGTCTCCGGTAATTGAAATTTCCGCTTCGCGCAGCGCGCGTTTGGCCGCCGCGCCCGTCATGCCTTTGTGTCCGGTCTTTTCGGGCGGTACCGGCGGCGAAAAGCGCAAGCCGGGCACGCCGGGTCCCGTCTCCAGCAGGCTCGCGTCCACGCCCGCCTTGTTGAAGTAGAAGTAAACACCCCAATCGGCGGCTTTTGGCCGGTCTGGATACTTGATCAAGGGCCAACCCTCCGACCATGGCGCGTTGGTGGTCTTGCGCCGGTCCAGCACGGCTTTGAAGGCGCTCACGGTGGGACGCACCTCAAAGTGCCGCAGCCCCAGCGCCCTAGCTTCTCTCTCGGCAATGGCGGCAAAGTTGTTCAGAAACTCGTTGATTGGCGTGTACTCGGCCTTGTATTGTTCGGCAAAGGCCACCACCTCTTCAAGCAGTTTTTCCGGCACGGCTTGGCCCTTTTCGATTCTATGGCGCAGTTCTCCAATAAAGCTCCAAACTCCGTCCAGCCCCGGCATCTCCACTTTCAGCTTGGCCGGGTGGCGCATCTTCTCCTTGGCTCTGGCGCGGCCAAGGTTGAAATTGAAGGCATCGATCATGGGCAAAATCGTGCCTTTAACAAGCTCCGCAATCGCCTCGGTCGGCGCCGGGGAGCATTTACGCCGCGCATCGCGGCAAAGCCAGGCCAGGCGGTTCCACAGCGCTTTTTGCCGCGCAACGCAACCCTTGAGCCATTCGGGCAAGTTGAGAGGCTCACCCAGCACGGCGTCGGTCTTCAGACCCTCGTGGGCAAAGCAGGCGCGGTATTTATAGATTTCGTTGCGCCAGCCTTCTTCGGCGGGGTAGCGTCGCGCCGTCTTGGCCATGCCGGCGATACGCAAGATCGATGGTTGTTTCTCATTTGCTTTGAGCACGCCACAGCGGGTTTGTTTGCGCAGGGCGCCGTCGGGCGCCACCAGTTGAAAGTTGAGCTGTGCGCCTTCGCTCAGCTCCAACTCGGCTGGTATGGGCACCGGAGCCAGTTGGCCCATGGTCAGCCGCTGCGTCTCTTTGTCGAAGATGAAGCTGCCGTGGGTAAACGCCTTGGTTGCCTTCAATGAAATCGAAGCCAGGTGGACGCGCACGGTCGCGCCGTCATAGGTTACTTTTTCGATCATCTTCTGCTTCCTCGGGTTGTACATGGATTTCAATCAAGTTGCGCTGCTCCAGCCAAATAACGGTCTTTCCAGGATCTCCCTCGTCGTCAGGCGGATAAAAGCATTCAATCGCCTGGGCAGCAACTTCGGGTGGAATGCCAAAAACTTTCATGGCCAGCTTGATATTGTCTTCCAGGCTGCAGCGCAGCGCGTGCATCGTCGTTTCCCGGTCGCCCTTCTGCTTGGGTTGCATACTGAACCAATTCCGGTTGCCGTTCTTATATTTGAACCGGAACAGGGCGTGCACGGCGCGGGTGGTGCGGTTCTCCAAAATAAATCCCCGCCAATATGCTTTCCGGCCTGCGAACTCAGTTTCAGGGCCACGCCGTCGTTCAGCGCCATCAGGCAGAGCAGCTTGTCTTCGTCCATATTCCACGGCATTTTGATCTTTCCCATTGGCCAGCGGAACTACCTCAGCCACAGGCACTCGAATTCCGGGTTTTCATAGAAGCGCACATCGGTTGCGGCCAGAATCGCGTCATCGGTTTTGCGTCTTCCAATGCTCCAGGTCCACACCTCGCGCTGGGCGTTGCAATAGTCCACGTCTTCAATAAAATGATGCAGCCTGAAGATCCCGGGCTCGATCTCTTCACCCAGATGCCGCACGTCCACGGCTTCTCCCGTGCCAAGTTTGCGCGCCATTGCGTAGTTCATGGCGTCTCTCCTTCTGAGTCATCGCCGTCTTCGCTTCCCCGCTCGACCGCTTCCCTGTCGAGTTCGGCGCGAAAGTCGCGGAACTCTTGCATCAACGCGCCTGCCGCGCCTTGCGGAAATTGAGCCTTATCGAAGAATTTGAAGATCATGGCGTCGGCCTCGGTGTGCGCCGCCATCACCAGGATGTCCATGGCCACCTGCCGCGCTTCGCTCATCGTGAATTGCACAATCAGACCCTTTTCATTGGAGAGTTGAATATAGGGCTTTTGATTGCGCGCAGCGACAATTCCATTGACCCAGAAGTGACCCGTTTTTCCCTTATCCGTAGTCATGCGCGCAATTATAACCGTTTTCGCGCCAAAAATGGCGCAAATTAAAGGACCGTCCGCGTGGTAGCGGGCGGCCCCAAGCGCCCCATTTCCCGTTCTCTATCAGGCTTCCGCCGCGCCGTTAGACTTCGGCGCATATCCATTCTCGGGCTTCTGTAGACTACGAAAGACCTGTGGAGCGGCAACATGCGCGGCCTTGCTTCCCGCTATAAGGTGCTCCGCGAGAACGCGGCCAAAAACCTCCATCGGCTGAGGGTCTCGTTTTGCTTCCCTGTTGAGCAGGTCGAGTTGCACGCGCATCGTTTTGGCGGCAACCTTCAATGCGTTTTCGGTCAAGCGCAGACTCTCGTTCTGTGCCAGCGCCGTCAGTTTCGCACGCTCCACAACCTCGCGGATAACCGCCGGCGTCGCTCCGGCCAGCAGTTCTCCGGCCTCGGCAAGGTCTTCCTCTTTTTCAAGCAGTGTGCCCGCATAATAGCGGATCAGCCGCTCCACGGCCTCGGCATCCGGCCGCTCCACGGCAACCACCGCATCCAGTCTGCCGGGCCGCAGCATTCCCTGGTGGATGTTTTCAACTTCATTGGTGGTCAGCACCAGCATGATCTCGCTCGATTTTGAATCCACACCGTCGATCACGTTCAAAATCTCGTCCATCTGTTCGTCGCGGTCCCCATCCGTCACGCGGTCAATATCCTCGCAAAAAACCACGGCGGGCTGGTACTTTGAGGCGAAGCGGACGCAATCGGGAAAGTCTGCCGCGCTCTGACAAAACAGAAACGTCCATCCGTTCTTCGTCGCCAGTCCCGCGGTGACGGTGGCAATCAACGTCTTGCCTGTGCCGTAGGGGCCGGCCAGCAGCACGCCGCGCTTCAGCGGAATTCCGGCCTCGCGCACCAGCGCGGTCTTGGTCAGCGGCGTGTAAAGGTTGGCGTTGAGCGAGGCTTCGATCTCGCGCGAAAAGATCAGTTGGCTCGGGTCCACGGCGGCGATCTTTGGGAACACGGGTTCGGGAAACTCGATCTTCTCACCGTCCTCGTCGTGGAACTGGATCGTAATCGCCTTGGCCTTGTAGAGGCTTGCTGTCTTCAGTTGCAGGTTGATTTCCTTGCACAGTTCCTTGAACAGGTCGCTGTGCTTCCTGCGGATCTCTGCCGCGAGCCTGAAGCAGATCATGCCCGTGGGGTTCTGAAAATACGCAGTGGACATATAGCCATCGCCAACCGGAATTCCAGGAATCAGAAACCGGCCCCACGGCACCTGCACGGTCTCGTCAGGCCCCGCCTTCACGCTGCGCAGTTGCGGTGACTGGTTGGGCGAGAAGAACGATCCCGGCGTGGACATCTGCCTGTACCAACCAAACTTCTTATCCAGGGCGTTGGCCAGCGCAAAGCAACCATCCCAGATAAACGCGTCAAACTCTTCCGACAGTGCTACAACCTGTTCTTCTTCTTTTTGCTTCGCGGCCAGAACCTCAATTGCCTCGGCAATCGTCACCCCGGTAGGTATGGTGATCGCCTCGCCAGCGCGTGTTATTTCGGCAACCACGGTCTTTTGCGGCTTCTCTGCTTCGTTGATCTTCAGCCCCATATCACGCCTCCTTAAAGCGTAAACAGCACTCTATCGCGTTTTCCGTGCACGCGCGCAAATAATTTTCACGGCAAATTAAAGGGCCGCCCGCTACCGCGCTAATGCGCACCGCCCTTTGTGCGGTATTCCCGTTTATGTTCATTCGCTGCCGCCACACATGCCGCGCAACGGCATTTGTCTTTGTTGTAGGTTGTGTACCGTCCGTGTCTTTCGGCCTCGGAGCGGGTGGTCTCTTTGTGTGTCTTCTTGCGATGACAGGCGGTGCAGCGGACAACGCACTTCTCCAACTCTTCCATCCTCTTTGCGGCAGAATATGACCATATCCGACTAATAAATCTCTCTTTTGTTGACCGATCCCGATGGTCAATCTCAAGTTCCTCCCAGCCGCCGCAGTCGACGCATGGTCCATGTTCCTTGATCCATACGTCTCGCCTCGCCTTGATCCATTGGCGCTGATATGTCCGCTTTTTCTCGCCCGTGTAGCCCATACCGCATTCCTAGAGTGCGGAGGAACTCCGCATCAAAATAGGTGGGGCCGCCCGCTACCGCGCGAACGGCCCCTATGTTATCGACACCGGATTTGAACCGATGATCTACGATTTGCCGTCGTATGCTCTACCTCTGAGCTAGTCGATGGTTGTGCGGCCACGCCTTGCTTGGCAACCCAGAGCCCTGAGCCTGATCCACGTGCTCTACCGCTGAGCTAAGGGCCGGTGTTTTTTGGGCGGCCCTGCCGGATTTGAACCGGCGACTCGTGTTTGGTTGGCTCAGCCTGCCTTGCTATCGTTTTACCGCGATAAGCCTTTGGGTGAGAATCTGAACCGGCTTTGCGGTGCCGGGTTGAGTTTGAGTCATGAGTTTAAGTCTGAGCCTGGATCGAGCCTTTCGGCCCCACCCAACTTGCGCGGGCATCTTGCTTCAGCCCGTCGATCTTCTCCTGCATCGCCCCGAGTTTCGTAGGGGACGAATTGCGGGTTGCATTCGTTCAATTTGTTCACCAGGCGTAAAAAGCGATCGACAAAAAAACTATCACCCTTTTCAGCCGCCGCTCCCGTAGCATAGCCGCACATAATCAACAGCGTCTCGAACTCTTCGGCGTTCAGCTCCGGCAGTCGCACAACGCCTCCTCAACTCGCGGTCAGCGGCTTAAACACGAAGTCCAGCAGCGTTTCGCCAATCTTCTTGCCGGCGGTGTCGACAGAGTGGTCGTTGGCCTTCGAACGCGCCTTGGTCACCGCTCTGTACAGCGTTTCCACGCGGTCCAGCAGTTCGGCTTTCATTGTCGGCGTGATCAATGCGCTCCATTCTTGCTCCAAGATGGTTCCAGTAACGGTGTCCACGTCGAGCACTTGGGTTTGCGCGGGGTGTTTGTCGGTGGCTGGGTAAAGCACCAGCGGTTTCTTTTCTTTCTTGGTGCGCGGCTTGGTGACATCCCTCGCTTTCCAAAAGCCCAAGCCGCGCATCTCGTCTGGCTTAAAGCCCTTGGCGGGGTCGAGCGTGGGAATGGCGACAATCAGTTCCTTCCACTCCGCCACCCGCTTTTCCAGTTGCAGCAGCGTCGTCGCCGGCAAATCTTTTACCAGCGTCTCTCCGTCCTCGGTCACCACGTCGGCTTTGGCTTCGGTGTTGGCCAAGTCAACCTGGTAGGCCACGTCCACGGCTTTGGCAAGGTGGTTTGAGATCCACTCAATCTCGCTGGCCACGGTGGTCTGGATGTCCTGCTGCTCCTCCACCGCTACCGGGACTCCTTCTTCGTTTGATCGGAAGCTCTTGCGCCGCTCCTCGAAGAGGTGGCGCTTTTTCTCGAAGGTCACGGCCAGTTCCTGGCGCACCTTCGATGCCTGCCCGCTCAAGCTGCTCTGCACAGCCAGCAATTCGTGCAATTTGGTCATGTTCTTCTCCCAAAGCAAGAGACTATACACCTTCTCCCGAATGCGCGCAAATTTGTGCCGTTCACTGCTTCATCGCGTCCCACCAGTCTGGCAGCAGGTAGTCAAAGCCCACGTCCAACTCCCTGGTTTTTCCAAAGACGATCCCGGCCTCTTCCTCCCTCTGGTAAGCCGTATGAAAAAGGACCGGCTCGATTTTGGGGCCCTTCAAGCGCGTAATAATCGCCTCCGACCAAAGTTGCCTGGGCAAGTTAGCCATTGTGCCGCCAAATTGACTGCTCACTATGCGGTTGTACTCCTCCATGTATTGCTCTGCCCGCAAGGTCTTGGGAAGGTTGAAATAAGCACAGAACTTCGGCTGGCTCACTTCCATGGCATCGCTTTGGGTCAATGCCGCAGGTTGATCGACGGCGCGAAACAAAGCTGCCGCTACGGTGCGCAGCAAGGTTCGGCTTATGTCGTCCAGCCCGTCTTTGAGCGCCAGATCTGGTGCGCTAATTTTTCCATCTTGGTCATAGGCTCGCAGCAAAAAAGGGATGCGCCCATCCCGTTTCAGCGCTGCAATTGCTTCCCAGTGCAGGTTGCGGCATTCTTCGCGCCAATTCATGAGCGCAATTATAGTTCAGTTGTCGGTTTTCGGTTGTCAGTTTTCAGTCCAGAGTCTGGACTTCTGGTGAAGACCCAATTTGGCAAATTCGCGGGTGGCAACGCGCAGAGCCGGAAGCTAAGCGTTGCGCTGGCGGTCCTTCAGGTTCGCAATCTCCGCATCGTGCCGGCCCAGGTCGCGGTAAAACTGCGAAAGATCGGCTTGCATCCGATCCAGGCGTGCGTCGATCGCGCTGAACCGCCCGTCGATAGCGCCGAAACGGGCGTTATTCAAAAAGATTCCCACCAGAACCAAGATGGAAGGAATACCGATCGACAGGGCTAGCTGCAGGTTCGTCATGGCCGCAATTATAGCGCAGTTGTCAGTTCCCAGTCGTCAGTTTTCAGCCCCGGGCTTTTTGCTGAAAACTGACAACTGGCGGCTGAGAACTGTCTTCACGGCACGATTTCCAAGTTCTTCAGTTCCTCTTCCAGCTCGGTGCGGCGCTCGGCGGTGGTCTTCAAGCCCTGCAGTTGGGTCTTGATCTGCCGGCGGCGCTTTTCGCGCTGGTCATCCAGGCGCGATTGGATCTCGCGGCGCAAGCCGGTAAGTTGGATTCCCACAAACTCCGGTTCGTCCACCTTCTGCGCCTCGTACTCCTGGCGCAGCATCCGGCCAAACGCGGCCAACTCCACCAACTCGTCCAGATCCATCCGTTCCTTGTTGAAGTTTCGGTAAGCTTCAAGAAGCATGGCTCAACTCCTCCTGTTCTGTTTTGAATACATCGTTCATGGTCAGCAGCGGCGTCGCCATCACCTCGTCACACAGTGAGTAGCGATTGGTCCGCATGGTGCTCACCAAATTTGGCAGCGAATAGAAGTCGATGTTCTCTGAAATCTCGAACACCTGCATATCGATTCCCGCGCGCTGCATAAAGCCGGTAAAGGCGCTGCTGCGGTCGCCGCAATGGTAAAGGTAAACGGTCGGCTGCTTCCCGGCAAACGCCGCATACTGCGGGTAAACCTGGTGGAAGTAGGGCACCGTGTTCTCGCCGCCGTCTGAAACAATGGCGATGCCGTCGATCTCTTCCTTGGCTTCGAGCATCCGTTGCAGCCCGCAGCCAATTGAGGTGCCGCCATTGGCCGTAATGTAGCGCGTTGCCTTCTGGATGGTGTCCAGCGCGGCGCCGGTCACGTCAATGGTCTGCGGCGCGGTGTCGAAGAAGACCAGCCACACCTTGCCTTTCACCATCTTGGCCAGGGTTGCGGCAATCTGTTTCGCAATCTCGATGGCGCGCGTCATTGAGCCAGATTTATCGCCCAGCACCAGCCAGTTCCCTTCCACGCCCATCGCCTGCAGTTGCTTGTCCTGCAAGCCGCGCAGCTTTTCCTTGAGCGTTTCGTCTTCAATGGCTTCGGCGGCGCGCGTGGTCTTCAGCACGTTCTTCTTGCTCTTCGCGGCCTTGCCGATGGCCTCCTCGAACGCGCCGCGCAGCGCCGGATTGCTTTTGACACCGAGCTTCTCCAGCATCTTGGTATTGGTCACCAGCTCCGTCGGTGACATTTGGCCAATCAGCGCCAGCACCAGGTCAGGGTCCTTGGCCTTCGCGCCCAGCGCGCCGTGCGCCACCAGAAAGGGAATTTTGCGGCGCACAATCTCGCCCGCCGCTTCGGCGGCAGACATATCCTTCAGCCGCGCCACCGCTTCAAACACCGAGCCTTTGGGCAGTGGCGTCTTGGTTTTATCCAGTGCGCGGCCAAACATCACCACGTTGGCTCGGTCGCTTCCCGGCTTGGCGTGCGCCAGGCAGTAGAGTTCCTTCAGCGTCTGCCGGTGCTGCAGGGCAACTCGGTCCCAGCCCCTCTGGTCCCGCTCTTTTTCTTGCAGCCACTTTTGGATCAGCAGGCGCATCTTGCGGATCTTGCCGTTCGGTCCAAACACCACCGGGCCGGCAAAGCGGCAGGCGCGCAGCAGCTCCCGCGGTCCGAGTAGCGCGGCGTGGGCCAGAGAGTTTTCGGCCAGTTCTACCGGGAATCCGGGCACCGTCAGTGTGATCACCGGCAGCGCGACTTTAGCGTCGCGCACCTGGCCGTTCAGCCGGTCCCACGCAATCAGGTGGGCCAGGAACTCGGGTTCCTGCTTCACGGCCACCTGCACCACCGGAATATATTCCTTCAGGTCTCCGTGTGGCGACTTCGAAAGTTGCGACAAAATCTGGTTCTTGGTCAGTCCTGTTTCCACTGTTTTTACCCCCTTCCCAAAAGTCCGCTCAAGCCACCTTCCGCCGCGCCAGGTAATCCACCAGCGCTTCATAGTTCAGGTTGCGCCACTCGCAAAAGTCGCGTGGGTCCATGGCGCCCTTATCCTTGTTGCACTTTCGGCAGGCCGAAAGGTAGTTCGAGGTATCGTTCGTGCCGCCCATTTCCATCGGGACGAAATGGTCCACGGTCAACTGTACCTTGCCCATCATCGCGCCGCAGTAAACGCATTTCAGCCCATCGGCCATCCACACTTTCTGCTGCACGGCACCCGATATTTCGTGGCGCACCTTGCGGTGGAAGGCCTTGGCCGGCATCACCAGTATCTCGGGGTTGTCGGATCTATGCAGCCAGTCGGTCCATTCCGCTTCGTCAAGATGGTTGACGGGCGTTTCCCATCCCTTCCATTCGGTATCGGGGAGCATCAGCACACATTGCGCGCCTTCGCCGCCGATCACCAGTCCCTCGATCCGCAAGATCGAGCCAATGTCGCCGTACAGCGCCTCACGATGGCGCAAGTCAAGTTCGTAAAACCTGTCACCGCTGGCCATGGTTTTTTGAGTCCTCGGCAGGAAGGTCTTGGGCTGAAAGTCGGTTGTGGTTTTGTTCGATTCAGGACTCGGCCTTGCGGCCTATCCCTGAAGCCCCCGTGATTTTTATGGGGGGGCTTCCACTTACGAGGTGGAAATCAACATGTAACCGCGACCCGTATCAGCCCAGACTGGTGGAGGAGGCTGGTGTTTCACCAGCTAAAGCAGCCTTGGACAGGCTGTGCATGTAAACGCAGGCAGTATCCGGTCGCCCAGAAAGTCGCATCCGTTTGTTCATCTGCTTCTCCCCCCTGAAGTTCAATGGCGGTAAGTCGTCCGGTTAGTGCTTTTGCCAATTTAGCAACGTTCGCTTGCGCGACCGGCAGGATTCGAACCTGCATTCGCCTTGAAAGGGCGTGTAAACCGTACAGTAACCGCCATTACCTCTAGCGCCCCGGCAAGGTAGACCTATCGCCGGGGCGCCGCAAACTGGAGCCGGGTGCTGGATTTGAACCAGCGTAGCAGGTTTATGGAACCTGTGCATGTATATGACCGAAGTATCGGGCTCACGCCCAAAAGTCTCGTCCATTTCCGCTTTGCTAACCCGGCTAAGTTTGTTCCCTGCAAGTCTGGTGGCAAATCCCTTTCGGGATCAGGGTTGGATTCGAACCAACTACCCTCTCATTTCAATTGAGATGCTCTACCGATGAGCTACGTGTATGCCGCCAAGTAGCAGGGAAACCCAAAACGCAACGGAAATGAGTATACACCCATTTTTGAAGCAGTCTACAAGCGAAATTTAAGGCGCAGGCTGTGTTTTCACTGGTGCCGTGCCGGGCACCTTGCCAAATTCAGATTGGCTGAGCAGTTTCAACTCATAGACCCGGAGAAAGACGATGCTGGCCACTGTCATCGGGAGATCGGCCCCCACGATGGCTCCTTTGACCAGTGGAGCAGTCGTCTCTTTGTGGAGCAAAAGACGTTGGTCTTCAAACGTGCTCCAGTAAAACGCATCCACGATGGCGTAATCAGCGTCTCCATGTTCGGTCAGATACACCGACGTTCTACCGGGTTCCTCTTCCAGCAGGCGCACCGAAAGAGTCGCCGATTCATAGCTGCGATTGCTGGCATCTTCCAGCGGCTGTTCCCACACCACCTTGGGCAGGGCGGCTCCCATGGCCGCAATTCCCAAAACCTGTTTTGCAAAGCCTCTGCGGTTCATCTTCACCTCGTTGCGACCAAGTTGGTTGACTTGCTTGTGGAATTTCAGCAAGAAAACGTTTTTTCTAATCTTCGCTCGCGCCATGACTTGACCGAACCACCACAACGTCACGAAGGATTGTGCGTTTGCTCACGCCCAACTTTTTTGCAATCTGGCTAGTCGTGTTCCCTGCGGCAATCAACCGATAAACCTCTTTTCTTCGGGTCTCAACCTTCCATGGCGAAAATGGGTGGCCATCGATAATGTGGTGGCACCGGACACAAAGTTTTGCCCAAGTTGATCCTGAGCGCGTGTAGACCTTATTGATGCACGCCATTTCAACGCGGCAATCGGTTTTGCCGCAAAGCCAACAGTAATCTGGTCCAGCAAATTGTTTCCTCGCCCACTTATGAAGGGCAGAGTAACCGACAGTATCTCCACTCCAATTCCAGTGGTTTGGGCCTTGCAGGCGAGTGTCACCCTTGTGTTCTTGCCAATAAGAGCCACCTGTGAATCGTCCCAAATTGTCCCGCGTGATTGGCAAGATATCTCCACCCATGCGCGCAATTATAACGCCGCGGGTCAGCTTTTTGCTCCCGGAGCCTGGGGGGAAAACGGCGGCTGGGCACGGCGGTTGCCTTCCGCATCGGCGGCAAGACGCTGAAGCACTTCAACGAGCATCTTTTCGCTCGTCACCGGGTCGAGCATGGTGCCGTGGTGCATAAATCCGGCAAAGTAACTGACCGGAACCTTGCTATAGCAGGTCAAGCAGATTAGCGCGATCTTTTGCCGCATGGCCAGTTCCAGGCTCCCTGCCGTAACCCAGATTTTGCCCTGGCACCGGCAGCATTGCGCCTCCCGCGAGTTCAAGACAGGCGCCTCGCCGCATACCAGAAAGTCGGGTGGGCGGCGGCTTATCGTTTTGTCTTCATCGCTCATTGCGGCACTTCGATCGGTTTCGGAATCCACGTTGCGCCAAATAGTTCCTTGGAACAGTTTTCAGTTCACAGTTCATAGTTCTCAGTTGCAAAGCCCGGGAGCTGAGAACTATGAATCTTCTCCCACGCAAGCTTCCGTTTACGGCCGCTTTCGCCATCGAAGGCAATGTCTGTTGCATAGAAGAAGACGATGTAGACAATCTGCATCGCCATCAGCGAGATGGTTTCTCGCTGGCTTTTCGCCGTTTGGGACGCTAAAGCTCCGCTTCCGCACATAAGCAATTGAAAGCCGACTCGGATAAGAGGATAAAACGGAACGCGTTTGCGCCGTCCGCGCATTGCCGCCGGGCTCCGGTGCAAATGCCACATGATCATTGCCAAAAAGAAGGCTATCGAGAGCCGCAACGCGATCAATGCCAGAGCTTCTGTCTCGTCGCAAAGATACAAGACAACGTAAATCGCGATCATGCCGCGTTCGGCCCATTTTTGGCTGATCGAGAGCCAGTTATCCAGCCATCGCAACAGCGCCTCGATGCGCCCTTCGAACCAAGCGTCGTATGCAATCAAGATCGGCATGGGCGCAATTATAAAGGCTAGTTCGTAGTTCACAGTTCTTAGTCCCCGACCTTTGCAACTGTGAACTACGAACTAAGAACTGAAAACTGTTTCTCAAAACACCCGTTTCAGCCAGCACCACAACTTGGCTAGCCACCCACTGTCAGCCCGGTGGCAGGGCTTGGGTCCAAAGGGACGGTGTAAGACGCGCAATTCGATGGCGCGGCGTTAAAACCGTTCTGGACCGTCGTAACAACATAAGACACAGTTGCGCCGGGCGTCTCCGTTGTGTCTGTCAGGGTCAGCGCGCTCACCGGCGTAAACTGCAGCCAGCCGCTGGAGCCAACCACGGTAGAGGGGCAGGCACCGGCAAGCACTGAAACCACGTAGGTGCAGGGCGCGGCGGTCGTGCAGCCTGCCCAACTGCCAGAAGCAACCGGTGCCGCCCAGCTTACCACCACGGTCTGCGGTGAGGCTCCGCTAAGGGTTACGGTTGTGGTTCCTTTGGTCTGCGCCAGTCCGGGAAGCACAGACGCCAGTACAAGGGTCAGTAGTACAAACAGGGGTTTCATTCAAGCTCCCTTTCCAGCCACCGTCAGGTTTGTGGCGCTTGCGGGCGGCGTTGGAATCGTCACTGCCACAACGTTCGATGGTACGCTCGTTATCCCTTGGGCATCAACGCTTACCACATAGTAGTCGTACGCCGTACTGGTTTGGGGTGTCCAATCGGTGTAGGCCGTCGCCGTCGTCGGCTGCGTGTTCAGCCGCTGGTAAGTCTGGGTGCCGTCCAAGGACCGGAAGACGGCGTAGCCCGCAACCGGGTCTGGCGAACTTGCCGGCGCGATCCAGGTAAGCCAAACAGAGAAGGTCTTGGCCCCGCTCATCGTCACCGGGGCGGTCCCTTTGTTTTGGGCGCGCATCAACGGCGCCAAAGCAACAAAAAGCGCCACCAGAAGCAGTTGTTTCATCGCCTGCCTTCCTGTGTCCGGCAGCAAGTTCAAGCCGCCGGTTTTGGGCCCCTGGCGGCAGCCAAAGGTCGCTTGCCGTTAAAGGCCAGATTCTTCTTTGACGATCTGGTTTTCGAGGAACAGTTTGTAGGTTCTGCGCAGGTGGCTTTCAAGTTCCGCTCGATGCCGCAGCGGCTCAAACTCATCGAGCACGCGTTTTACCAAGCCTTCAACGTCGCCGGCTTCCACCAGCGCCGCGCAAGGCGCGCAGGCGGCCCAATAGCCCTTGCTGGCAAATACCAGGTTGGTCGGCCCGGTAGCGGCCGCGGTTTCCGGGTAAATCACGCCCGCGTCCTTCGATGCGCTATCAAAGTCCCGGCACTCAAAACGTTTTATCACCGCCGGGGAGCTGCAAAAATCGCAAAGGTCCATTGCTCCTCCAAAAACCCATGCCGCCCGAGCCGAAAAGATCGAGCGGCATTATGCTTAGGGCCCATTCAAAAAGTTGGCGTGCGGCGGTTCGTTAATGCTTTCCGGGCGCTGGCCGGTCCTCGGCCATGGCTTTGGCGCGATCTTCGGGGCTATAGCTCATCGCCCGCGCTTGGCCGCTCACGCGATAGTTGGTTAAATTGATCGACATAGCCCGTATCACGTTCCCTGTGCCGGTGGCCGTGCTGGCAAAGCTCACGGCATTGGCCGCAGGAATGTTGTACTTCGCCGCTTCCTGAATCGCGTCCTGATTGGCGCCCAGGAATTGGAATTGCCACTTGTACACGTCGCGCTGCAGGGCAATCATCTCGGCAATCCGGTCACGGGTAAATTTCTTGCTTTTGTTCTCCATGCCGTCGGTCATGATCACCACTACTACCTTGCCCGGCCGTTCGGCTTCCGGCATCTCGCCCAAGCGTTTGCCTACGTCGTCGAGGGTTGTGCCAATGGCGTCCAGCAGCGCCGTCCATCCGCGCGGCTGGAAGCGGTGCTCGCGCACGTTCAGGGTCTTGGCAAGCGTCAGCAGGGGCGCGTTCTGTATGCTGCCATCGTAGACGCGCTCATACACGTCATCGAACTGTACGAAGTAAAGCAGCGCCTCGCCAGGAGCCTTTTGCTGTTCGGCCACAAAGGCGTTTACGCCTTCCACGGTCGCGCCTGCAATCGAGCCCATTGAGCCCGACCTGTCCAGGATCAATGCAATTTGTGTCAGTTCATCGCGCATCGCTCATCTCCGCGCGCAGTATAACACTGTTGCGGGCTTCGTCAAGCCGTCCCGCCCGAGCTTTCAATCTGGTCGGCGGCATCGCGCAGAATCTGGGGCAGCATGGCCAGCGAGCACAGGTTTTCGGTCTGCACAGAGAAGCCGCTGCCCTTACACCCGTCAAAAACCAGCAAGCAAACGCCGGTTGCCTGGGTTTCTTCGCGAACCTGCGTGCATTGCGTATCGTACTTTCCCGGTCCCAGGGCCATAGTTCCTCCATGCGCGCAATTATAGCCGGTGGCGGAAAGACTGTTTCAAGTCGAATCCCGCCTTCACAATTTTTTGCCGGTTGCTCACTTCGACGGGCGGTTCGGTGTCCGGGTGCGGCTTCATGGTATTGCCCAAAAAGTAGGCCAAGTCCTGGTACATCTGCCGGGGTGAAATCAGCGCTGGCATTCCGATCTCCCGCAGCACCGGGCACGGGCCCGGAATGCGCAAGACGCAGGTATCCGGTCGGTGAAGATACAAAATGCTTTGGATGGCAAAAACGGGTGCCCCGATGGTCCGCGACAGTTCAACCAGGAAAGCCGATTCCTTGCCAAACTCGAATCTCCGGTACCTTTTCCCGTAGTAGCCACGTTTCTGCTCTTCGCGATCGATCTCCGCCGGCGCAATCACGGCGTAAGTGTTCGGATCGTCGTCGTTCAAGTCGCTCTTTTTGCGCAGCAAATAGCCCCTGCCCACAGCTGACAAAAACATCTCGCTAGTGCCTTCTGTCGGTCGCCACCAGATCGACGCCGGTAGCGGGCAATCCCCAGGAACCGTCACTTCCCGCGAAGTTTGCCGCAAGCCGCCAAGGCGGTCCTGCTCCATCGGCGCCAGGCGGTTTCTGACGTAGACAATCGCGGGGTCGCCCCCGCCATATTGGTGGGCGACAAAGTCGTAGTAGTCCTTGAATGGGGACTTGATCACCATCGCGATTCCCTACCTTAACCACCTACGGCTACGCCGCCAACAGCGTGTTTGGGAGCCGTTGCGGCTGCTTTCGGTCAACTCGAAAGCCTCAGCCTCAGTGTTGCGCCCGATGGGCGCACTCGAATCCCGTTGCGACTTCCACTTATAGTTGCGTACGTGCGATACCACACAGTTGCATCTCCGCGATGCACTCGAAACTCGTCACGACAACATCTTTTCAAAGCAAAAGCCTAGCAACCCAAGTTGCGCCCGATGGGCGCACTCAAACCTCTCGTCGTGCACAGATTTGGTCTCATCAGCTATCGATGAACCGGTAAGCGTCCACCGCCTGCAGTATCTTCTCAATTCGCTCCGGTTCCATCGCGTTCAGCGCTTCGAGCATAAATTCAATCAGGCCGGCGCTTGCGCTCAGTTCGTTGCGTTCGGTTCCGGGCTGCAGATGCAGTACGGTTACGCCCCGGCAGTCGATCGCGCAGGCAAAGCCATTCTCTTCCCGTCGCAACGTAAAGGTTTCTGGACTCGGCATCTCTTCTGGCTCACTCTCCGTGGTTTATTTGCGCGCATCGCGGCTTGGGTGCGATTATCCTACCATGCAATTCTCCATCCTGCGCGCCAATCCGCCCCTGCCCGATCTGCTCGATGGCGACGGTTTGCTCAGACTTCTTTCCGCTTCGGCCTATGATGCCATCGCCCGCGATGCCTTGCGCCTTTTCTGCCATAAGCATGCGCGTTACGGGTTGCCCACCGTGGAGTTGGTGAATTGGCTCCGGGAGCAGATCGCGGGCCGTACCGTCATTGAGATCGGTTCCGGCTCTGGCGATCTCGCTCACCATCTCGGCATCCCCGCAACTGACAACCGGATGCAGGAATGGCCAGAGATTCAGGTCAACTATCGCTTGATGGGCCAGCCGGTCATCCGGTATCCAGGCTTCGTCCAGAGTCTGGACGCCATCGACGCCGTAGCCACCTATCGGCCCGAGGTGGTCATCGCCTCCTGGGTCACAGAGTGGATCGACCCCAATCTACCGCCACCGCCCACCGGCGGCAACCCCTGGGGCATCAAAGAAGACCAGATCGTCGCCGGCGGCTCGACCTACATTCTCATCGGTAACATCAAGGTCCATGGAGCCAAGAAGATCATGGCCCTGCCGCATCAGGAGCACGTCTTGCCATTCCTGCGCAGCCGGGCTATGTTTCCCAGCTTGGACCGCGTTTGGGTTTGGAACAGTTGACCGCCTGGCGTCGCTATGTCCGGGCCAAGCGCTTTCTTAGACCCATCAACGGCTTCTCCAGCAAAAAATACGAACACAACGCGGCAGCCAGCGCAAAAAGCAGATTTTGAGGAAAGGCATTGACCCATGCGGTAGACCATCTATTCAGGAACAACTGCTGCCACAGATACAGCGAGTACGACAGCACTCCAAGCGCCGCCAAAGGCCGCCAATTCAAGATGGTTCCAACAGCGTCATTCGGGAAAGACACGCAGCGGTGGATAAGCACCGCAATGCCCACATTGATCAGCGTTGTGCCCACAACAGCGTCGACCGTGCGTCCTGCCCATCGGTTCAGCAGCAGTACCGTCAGCAGAACAAGCAGCGACCATCCCGGCTGCAAGAGTTTGAGATACCATCTCTGCCTTTCGAGCCATTCTTTCAGAATCGCCAGCAGGCATCCAATCGCAAGGCTGTCGGCGACCGAGGGGAAGATCTCCAAGTCGTGCAGCGGCGTGCCGATGAAGGCAACGCGGTTGGCGGCCCGCGCCAAAATCGACACCACAATCACGGCAGCGATAATCCTTACTTGGCCTTTCTTGCGCAGCATCACAAACGCCAACGGCCACAGAAGGTAGAACTGTTCTTCAACCGAGAGGGACCACAGGTGGCCAACAACCCAAGACCGCTGCGGCAGGTAGTTCATCACGTAGAGAGCGCCACACCACAAATCGCGCGCATTCAAACTGACAACGCCAATAAATCCCAAGATGCCGATAACGGCAAGGTAAGCGTATGAAGCGGGGAATATGCGCAAAGCGCGCCGCTCATAAAACGAGCGCAGCGACACTGAACCGCGAGTTGCGTGCTCAGACATGAGCAGGGTCGTAATCAGAAAGCCTGAAATGACAAAAAATACCGTGACGCCCAAGTGCGCATAATCGCCAATAAGCAGATCCACCTTGCTGAATCCGCGCGTCCCGCCCAGGTGTCCCAAGAGGACCAGAATAATCGATATGGCGCGCAGTCCGTCCAGCGAGAATATCCGCTGTCTCTCGGCTTTTTGGCGCTCAACAGCGCCAAGCAATTCGCAACCGCCATTGGTTTCACGCGTGGCAACGTTCATTAGGTGTTGAATCCTCCAGGGGTCGTTGTGCGCTGTTCGCTACTTCGCCAACCACTCCATGAATTCCGGGTTGGCGCGGGCAAATCCGGTCCAAAAATCCGCAAGATGGTAGACGCCTTCATGGGTTTTCTGGTTTGGGTTGATGCTGTTCCACCACGTATCGCCGCCATGCAGACAAGCCCCCGCATGGAAAATCTCATGCACAATGGTGTTTCGTAGCTCTGAGGGTGCGTCGCTGGGCAGATACCAGATCACTCTGGCCTGGCATGACTGCTGTGCCGCCAACTCCGAGTCGCTGAAGTTCTTCACTCGCACCACATACCAACTTTCGCCGTTTATGTTCAGGCGCGCGGGAATTCCGTCTTCGTTTTTTGAAATATCCCACTGCTGCGGCGCGCTGTTGGCCACGCTTCCTCTGAACAGCGAAACAGGGTGACGTATTTGGTAGCGGAAATAGGCAGAGGTTGAAGCCATGAACAGCAGCGCGAGGAGCCACACGATCCTGAATATCAACATTCTCCTGGCATCGCGCTTCGCCTTCAGCCTGCGCAGCACTTGCTCGTTGAACGGTCTGTGCTTGATTCGCACTTGCCTCCGCTTTCATTGCTTGCCGTTTTTCTCACCGGCTGGTTTGCGCCTGCTCTAAAAAACAAAGCCCTTGATTGTCATTTCAAGGGCTTTGCCCGCAGACGGGGAGTTTGCCAACCGTTCCTGCCCAGGGCCGAGAAGCTGCCGTGAGCAACTCTGGTGGTCAATCAGAGCAACATCACTCTATCCTTTTTTGCGCCAGAAGCGCAAGTTATTTCTTAAAAAGCAGGTCCAGGACGTAGAGGATCACGGCAACGCCGCCGGCAAACTGCCACCAGTAGCGTTTCAGGGCGTCAATCGCTTTCTCGGCTTGTCCCAGCCGTCCGGCGCCCGGTTCTCCGTTGCCCACCACCAGCCTCAGCAGGGTCGAGTTGGTTTGCTGGTCGCCCTGCACGGTTTCAAGGCGCTCGGTCACCTCCTCGAACTTTTTCTCCACGGTTGAAGACAGTTCCTTCACGCTCTCGCCCAGGGCATTGAGCTTGTATTCCAGCACGGGATAGTCCTGTCTTCTCTCGGGCGTTGCCATAGTGGGCTCCCTTGCTCTCCAGGCGGCTTACGTTCCTGGCGTCCATTGTAGGTTTGTTTGGCCCGCAATGCACCTTCAAAACAACCGTTGCGCGCAAACCGCCTTTCACCGATACTGCGTCTGTCCGAGATTGGCAGGCGAGTCCAGAGTCTGGACTTTCAAAAGGCATGAGACGGGATTTTATCGCATTGGGGCGCAACCGCACACAGATGAACAAGACCGAGAGCGCTCACGCCCTCGATCTTGAGATGCGCAAGCGCGCCGGCGAAATTCAGGACTACCGCTGGCAGCCATTGCGGTTCAAGCTCGCGCCCGACACCACGTATGAGCCCGACTTTCTTGTCCTGATGGCCGATGGCGCCATCGAATTTCACGAGGTCAAGGGCGGTTTCACCACAGACGACGCCTACGTCAAAGTCAAAGTGGCGGCTGAGATGTTTCCGTATTTCGTCTTCCGGCTTTTCGAGTACAACCGCAAAGGGTTGAAGACGCGCGAGTTAAAGCCGCTCTAAAGGAGGATACCGTTGGAAGAGAAAGCAGGGGTAAAACCACCGCGGCCGTTGTTGATTCTCAGTGACGCGCCCTCGGCGCAGACGGGTTTGGGGCGTATCGCCGCCGATCTGGCCACCGGCATCCACCAGCATCTCGGCGAAATATTTCGCGTCGCCACCTTTGGTTACGGCGGCGCGGGCGCGCGCCGTTTCGTCTTTCCGCAGTATGCCTTCGCCTCTCGGCAGTATGCCGTTGCGGGGGTAGAGGACTGGGTTCTTCCCTCGCTGCCGCAGGTGTGGGCCGACTTCGCCGGGAACGAAAAAGGCATTATTTTGACCATTTGGGATGCCAGCCGGCTCACGTGGTTTTCGCAGCCAGTGCACTCCGACTTGCTAACTGGCTATCCTGGACTTCGCGACTGGCTCGTCCAGGCCCGGTTTGAGCGCTGGGGCTATTTCCCCATTGACGCCGCAGGCCCCAACGGCAAGCTGTCGTTTCCGCTACAGCAAACTCTGCTCGGCTTCGACCGTATTCTGGCCTATACGCAGTGGGCTCAGGGTATCGTATTGAAATCCGTCGAAGGTCAGCGTCCGCAATTCGATCTTGACTATCTTCCGCACGGCATTGACACCGATGTTTTTTTTGAGACCAATCGCCCTCTCTGCCGCCGGCTGTTTTTCCGTCTCACCGGCGCGCAAACGCTCACCGACACGCCCATTGCCGTTGCGGACGACGAGTTGCTCATCGGCATCGTAGCCACCAACCAGGCCCGCAAAGACTGGGCGCTGGGCATTGAAACCGCCGCACTTCTGGCCAAGGATCGCAAGGTGCGTCTCTGGGTTCACACCGACATTCTGGAGCGCGCCTGGTCTATTCCGGCGCTGCTCATCGATCACGGGCTACTCGGCAACGCAGCCATCTCGCTGGGCTATCTGCCAGACGACCAGATGGCCGAGGCATACTCGGCCTGTGATGTTACTCTGGGCATCGGCTTGGGTGAGGGTTGGGGTTACCCGCTGGCCGAGTCGTTGGCTTGCGGCACGCCAGTCATTCACGGCAACTACGGCGGCGGGGCAGAGTTCGTGCCTGATTGGATGAAGGTTGAGCCCATCGCCTATCGTTCCGAGGGTCTATATGCCTGCGTGCGGCCGGTTTTCCGGGCTCATGACTGGGCTGAGCGGGTGCTTCAAGTTGCTGGGCAGCGTGTCGGCCTCGATCCGCGGTATGCCTGGTCCAATCTGTGGCCGCGCTGGGAGGCATGGCTCAGGAAAGGGTTGAAGTCATGAGCATTGAGCGGGCTTTGGGTATTGCCGGCTACATGAACGAGGGTGAACTCGCATTCCTCGCCGGTGCCGCTGGCCGTGCCAACTGCGTGGTCGAAATCGGCTCATGGCAAGGGCGCAGCGCACGCGCCCTGGCCGATCATTGTCCCGGCATTGTGTTCTGCGTCGATACATGGGGAAACGGTGGAGAGGCGAATTTCGATGAAAATCTGGCGGACTTGCTGGGGTCAAAGGTATTCAAAGTGAAGATGCCTTCGCAGCGCGCCGCGGGGGTCTTTGCGTTGGCGCATTTCGAGTTCGACTTGATTTTTATCGATGCCAGCCACGACTACGAAGACATCAAGCGCGACATTCTGGCGTGGAGGCCGCTTCTTCGCCCTGGAGGCCTGTTTTGCGGCCACGATTATCAACTGCCGTTTCCGGGTGTGATACAGGCGGTCGGGGAACTGGTTCCTGGGTTTCTGGTTGTTGTCGATTCGATTTGGGCGGCGCCGCGGCACCCGCGATAAAACGCGCTGCCCGGGGTGGAGTATCTCAAAATGAACATCTGCGCGATTTTCCGCAACGAGGGCCTGTATATCCGCGAGTGGCTGGAATTTCATCTACTGGTGGGAGCCCAGAAGTTCTATCTCTACCAGAACAACTCCGACGACGATTACCTGCCGCTTCTCCAGCCCTATATTGACGCAGGCATCGTCGATCTGACGCAGTGGCCCATGGCTCGGCCCAGCCAACTGGCCGCCTACCAGCATTGCATTGACCGGCTGCGCGGCCAACCTGCGTGGGTTGCCTTTATCGACTGCGACGAATTTCTGTTTTCTCCTCGTTTCGGTACCGTCGACGAGGCGCTGCGGAGCTTGCCGCGGTCGGCCATCGGGGTCAACTGGATGTGCTTCGGCGGGGGTGGCCAGCAGGAATGGCGCGACGCCCCGGTGATCGAGCGTTTCGTTTGGCGGCCGCGGCAAAGCGAAGCCGTCAACACCCACATCAAAAGCGTCATTTATATGGAGCAGAACGTGCGGACTGGTGGAGACCCGCACTTCTTTTCCGTTGAGCATGGAACCTTCAATGAAAACGCGCAACCTGTTTCCGGGCCGTTTTCGCCGCATTCGTCGTCCCTGCTCCGGGTCAATCATTATTGCACCAAGTCTTACGGCGAATGGATTACACGCAGCAAGTTAGGCAAGCCCGACCGCGCCATGGTGGAGATCAATCCGCAGTCTTATTGGGGTATGCAGCCCATGGAAGTCGAAGATCGCGACATCCAGCGCTTTCTTCCCGCGCTCAAGGAGAGGCTGGCGTTGCCATGAGAGATGCCCGCTGGGAACGGTTCAACGCCTTGCGGCCGGCGGTGGGCGAAGCTGTGGCAGCCATCCAATCGCTGACTGAAGCCGAATGCCGCGACGCCCGGTTTCTGGAATGGCAATTCATCCCCTCGCTGGGTCTCAACGACGAAAACCTGGCCGAGCAGCCGCCGGAGTTTTTCGCCAACTTCGGCAACGGTTTGCATATTTGGCAGTATCCCAACCAATTGGCGGCTTATCTCGTCTGGCTGGCTAGCAACGCCGCCGGCATCGCGTCGTACATGGAGATCGGTTGCCGCTGGGGCGGCATGTTCATCCTCGTCTCGGAGTGGCTGCGTCGTCATGGCGCCGTGCTGCGCGCCGTCACCGCCGTCGATCTTTTTGAGCCGTCGCCGCTGATCGAGGCATACTTCGAACTCCTCCACAACCAGGCGGCACTTACTCCCATCGAGGCGACGTATCTTTGCGCCTCCTCCCGCTCACCGCAGGTGCGCGCGGCGGTCGAACGCCTGCGGCCCGATTGCGTGTTCATCGACGGCGATCACCAACTGTGGGGGGCGTTTTCCGATCACGTACTGGCGCGTCCGCACGCCCGCATCCTCGTGCACCACGACGTACGTTCAGATTCCTGCCCCGGTACAACCTTTCTTTGGCAAACTTTGAAGAAATTGGAGGCGCACGATTTTGAGTTTTTTGAGTTTGTCGACCAATACGAGTCCGTCCAAGGCACCTTTCTCGGCATCGGCGTCCTGCGGCGGAAGGAGTCTTTGTAAGAGGAGGTTTCAATGCAAGATGTAGTCATCGGCACCATCAAGAACTACGATTGGCCCCAGATCGCTCCCTTCGCCAACTCAGTCCACCGTTCCGGCTTCTCTGGAAGCAAGGTAATGTTCGTTGAAAACATCACCTCTCTTGCACACCAGAAACTTGCCGGGTTGGGTTGGCAACTTGAGGCGGTTGTCGCCGATCCCGCGCAATCCTATGCCACCGCCCGCCATCTGCCGGTGCGGGACTTTTTGGCCGCGAATTGGGAAAGCTACCGGTTCGCCCTTTACGTCGACGTGCGCGATGCGGTCTTTCAGTCCGACCCCTCCACCTGGCTTGAGGCTCATCTGGCGCCCGCGGAGTTGGTCGGCCCCTCGGAGTGCGTCTGTCTCGGCGATCAGGACCTAAACTCCCGCTGGATCAGGGAAACCATGGGTGAGGAAGCCGAAAAATGGCTGAGCGGCTTCGAGGTGCTCTGCTGCGGCACCATTGTCGGTCGCGCGGGGGCGGTAGCGGAGGTGGTTGAAAAAATGTGCGAGTTATCCCAAAAAATCTCTGGCTGGGGTTACGACCAGGCATATTTCAACTATCTTCTTCGCATTCCCCCGCTCCAGGCTGTCACCCGCGTACTCAAGATGCGCGAGGGCTTTATCGCCACCTGCTCCTGGTTTATGTTGGAACCCTGGAAGTGGGCGCCGTATCTCATCGACGAGGCGCCGGTCTTCGACCGCGAGCGCGTGCTGGTCTGCGTTCCCGGCTCCGGCGTCCCGTTCCCGATTTTGCACCAGTACGATAGAGACCTCTGGTGGAAAGCGGCGATTGAAAGCAAATACAGTGATCAGTGAACAGTGATCAGTGGACAGTGATCAGTGATCAGTGAACAGTGGACAGTGATCAGTGATCAGTGAACAGTGGACAGTGGACAGGGAACAGTGAACAGCGACGTAGGGACTAGGGACATAGGGACTAGCCGAACGCTGCCGTCATCTTGTGTTTTGTAACAAGGGCACGGCTTCAGCCGGGCCGCAAATTGCAGTCAAAAGAGGGCGGGCTTTAGCCCCTGCAAAACTGACCTTCCCACTGCGAACGGAGTAAGCCATGAAAATTCATCTCGCCACCAGCAGTTGGCCACCAAGCGCCGAGAATGGAGAGCATGATGCGGCGCGGAAAACGTGGCTCACCCGTGCCAAGGGCCTGGGTTATCGTTTTTTCATGGGAAACGGCACGCTTGTCAGCGGAAGGCATGGTACTGAAAACTACGAACTAAGAACTGAAAACTGTTTCTCGGAGAGAAACCCATGACAGTGCTGGTCGTCGGCACCGGCTTCACCGGCTGCGTCATTGCAGAGCGCTTGGCCTCGGCGGGCAACTTGGTCATTGTTATTGACAAGCGCGACCACATCGGCGGCAACGCCTATGACGAGTACGATGCCGCTGGCGTGCTGGTCCACCGCTACGGCCCGCACATCTTCCACACCAATAATCAGGCGGTTTTCGACTATCTTTCCCGCTTTACAGAGTGGATACCCTACCAGCACCGTGTTTTGAGCCAAGTTGACGGCAGGTTGTTTCCCTTCCCCATCAACTGCGATACCTTGAGTCAGCTCTATGGGCTCGACCTCGATGAATCTGCGGCGGCGGCTTTCATCGAGCGGGTTCGTGTTCCGTGCGCCGATGTCCGCAACAGTGAAGACTCGGTGCTGTCCAGTGTAGGCGCCGATCTGTGCGAGAAGTTCTACCGCAACTACACGCGCAAGCAGTGGGGGCTCGATCTGTCGGAGCTGAGCGCCTCGGTGGCCGGGCGCATCCCGGTGCGCGGCAGTCACGATGACCGCTACTTTACCGATCTATACCAGTTCATGCCCAAAGACGGGTACACGGCTTTGCTCAACCAGATGCTTTACCATCGCAACATCGAGCTGCACCTCGGCGTCGACTACTTGCATCATCCGCCCGAGGTCCGTCCCTTGCTTACGTTTTACACCGGTCCGCTCGATGGCTACTTCCACAACCGCCTGGGCGCGCTCGGTTACCGTTCGCTGCGTTTCGAGCATCTGCATTTCGATACCATCGATCGGTTTCAGCCAGTGGGCACCATCAACTATCCCAATGACTGTGCTTACACGCGGGTCACTGAGTTCAAGCATCTCACCGGCCAGCAAATCGCCGGCACGTCCATTGTGCGGGAGTACCCGCAGGCAGAGGGAGAGCCTTACTACCCCATTCCGACCGCCGTGAATGGGGCCTTGGCGGCGCGCTATCGGGCTCTAGCCGCCATGCAAAAAAATGTAGTCTTTGCCGGGCGTTTGGGGCAGTATCGGTATTTGAACATCGATCAAGCGGTGGCGGCGGCGCTTAAAGCCGCGGCACCCTTTACCGGTTCCCTTCGGAGAATCCATGCCTAAGCTGAGTTTCATCGTCGGCGCCTTCAATCTGCCCGAAAAGGTGAACATACCCAAAGGTGCTTTTTATACCTATCTTTGGCTCAGGGAAGACGGTACGCCCTACTACGCAGGAAAAGGCAGGGGCGCAAATTTCCCTTGCAAGAACCGTGCATATCGGAAGGGTTCTCCTCCTGCCGAGCGCGTACTTGTCGAGTTTCATGAGTCCGAAGATGACGCGTTCATGGCAGAGCAAGTTCTG